TTAATTGCTCATTAATAAAATCTTCGTAATTAGGTAGATTTTCCATTTTATTTCTTTATTTCAAATTCAGTGCTTCCTGAGTATTCAGCTCCAATTAATTTTATATTCTTTGCTTCATATCCTGCATTCTTAAGAATTTCTTCTAGAACTTCAGGAAACTTTAAAGCTAATCCCTTGCATGTAAAAACACCAGAAGATTCTGTATATTCAACAACAGATCTTAATTTTTCTCCTACGACCTTTTTAATCTCAGAAACCTCGGAAGTATCCAAGGCTTCTGAAATCATATATTGTTCGTATGTAGGTAGATTTAACATTTAGAAATTAGACTTTGCTGTAAAGTAGAAAGCAACGAATCCATAATCGTCAATTCTTACTACGTTTAATTTTTCATCATATAAACAAGCCTGACCCATTGAATTACTAAAATCTCCAGAATCGAAATCTTTTCCGTTAAAATTTCCTTGTAAGAAATTGTATATTTTCGACATTGTAGGATCTTCGTCGTTAGTTTCAGAATCTACTTGAATAACTTCTACTGGTTTTGCTCCTAATTGATTAGCAACATTGGTATAGAAAGCAATCATTTCTTTTTCTGCACCTTCGATAGAATCTTGTAAATTAATATCCGATAGGTCTTTTGCTCCTTTTTTAGCTAATGTTCCTTCGTTCATAGCTGCTTCAGCTTCTGCAATTTCTTCCTCTGACCATTCAAATTCATAAACTACCTCAGGTTTAACAGATTCGAAAATTTCAGATTTGAAAAGTCCGATGCTAGATGATTCGTTCAAATTAGCTTTATTTTCAGACTTACGAATCATTTCTAAAACTCTCTTACCATATTTAGAAAGAGTAAGAACTTTTTGTCCTCTATTTTCGAATTTTTCGAAATATCTACTATTTCTTCCAAACCATTTATTAACATCGAGGTCTTTTCCTCTTTCTTCGGTAAGTTGAGTTAAGAAAGTTTTCATTTCCTCTTCAGTAACAAATCGTTTACCAACAAATTGAACGACTTTATTTCGAACGGGGGCCTTTTCGTTAACTCGAATGTTGGAGTATTCTCCATACTTTCTTTTAATTTGTGTTCTTGCCATTTTTTTGTTTTTGTTATTTTTTTCTATATATCTTAGATTTTAATCTTTCTCTCCTCTTGAATTCTTTTGGTAAAGTAGTCTTCAAAAGTCGGGAAAGAAGATTCTCCAACGTTTACATTTTTTATTTTTTTCTTCATTTTCTTTATGATATCTGCCACATCATCCAAAAGAATTTGAGTAACAGTTCCTGAAGGTTTCTTCTTGGGTTTGGAAAATGAAGAAAGAAGAATTTTGTATATGTGCTTATTTATAGTAGAGTCTTTTATAAGTTCTCTAACTTTATCGTCATCTATAAGACCGGTATTCAAATCAAATTCGGGAACGGATGCAAAAGAAAGAGGATCTACTTCAATACCCTCGTATTTGTAGCCGTTTCTCTTAATGTATTGTTTATAAATTTCGTTGATTAGCTCAATATATCGATCTTCTTCACCGATAGTTTTAAGTCCGTATTTTTGAAGTCCTGTAACTTTAATATACTCTGCTAAATCAGAAAGAATGATTCCATACATGTCTTGAGGTTCTCTTTCCTCGTCATTCGTTCTATTGATCTGAGTAATTACAGGATCTATAACTTTTGCATGTGTAATATCTGTTCCGTCTTTATTCATAAATTTGAAAATGATAGAATCGATAGGTTTTTCTACATCATTTTTCAAAGCTGTAGATTTTAATTGAGGATTTAGAATCGATACGATATATTTTGTAAAAGAATCAGTATTGAATCTCTTTATCAATTCATTTTCCGGAGTTCTTAAATAATCTAGAAGATGAGTTTTTTGTGCCTGGTCCAATTCGCCATACCAAATGATCGGTGGTTTTTCGACTCTAAGCAAATCCGATATTCCGTTAAGAATAGACACATCATCAATAACTTTTCCTTTAGGGGATTTAATGTCGGTTAGAACTAATCCGTTCAAAGGTAGCTTATCGTAAGTGATGTTTGCTGGTTTGGTCGTATGAAAGAATCTAAGACCGTATTTATATCCGATAGGTAGCTTTTCAAGATCTTCTTTAGGAAGAGATTCTATGAATCGAATAGGTGCCTCGTATAACGAAGACATGGTACGATCAATTGAGGTAATTTTGCCGTCTTTCTTATAAAATACTAGTCCCTTTTCGGTTCTTTCAAAACAAAATCGAGTTGCATTAAGTTTTTCACTAACTACAACAAATTGATTGAATAATTTATTAACAAACTTCATTCCATCGGTTAAGAAGACTTGTCTAAGTGTTTGTATTTCAGCCATTGTTATTTTTCTAATGTGATAGAGTTAATGTAAGTTAACTGATCTTTTATCTCTTTGGCTTTAACTTTGATTTGATTTGTGTAATAGGTATCTTTAATACCCCATCTTTCTTCTGATTCTTTAGCGGAGTTAGTATAGGTAACATAATCAGCATACCATTGTAGTACTCGTTGAATAATATATCCACAATTAGGCATGGTTTGTTCTTCTCCTTTTTTCGTATATCCAACGATAATATCTCCATATCTACCTTTGAGTTGCTTCTCTAATGCAGTTTTAATTTTATCTGTAAGCGAATCTATAGCCTCTTTAACCATTCCATCAATATCATCGCCGGCAGCTCTTTCTCTAAGAATAGCTTCGTATCTGGACATATTTTGAGCTCTAAAATCTTTATCGGATATAAATTTCATAGCTCCTTGCTGAGATTCTTTTCTATTTTTTCTTAATTCAATAGATGAAGCAACCTTGCTAGGATCGATAACATAAACTGCATCGGTAACATCAGCCATTCTTTTAAGTGAATCCAAGTTAGATCCATATTTGCCTTTATTGGTATCCGCAGATCCTAATTTAGTTCCAGCATCTTTTTTAGGAACTAATTTATATTCAGCTTCTCCTTTTTTAGATTTAGAAGCCCATCTATCATATTTCAATCCCATATAAAGACCGCCTTTAACCACGGCTAAAGGAACATTAGCTTTTATTTTTCTGGGGCCAATATCGGATGCATATGGATTCTCTTTTTCGTTTTCGGAGAAGTAAATTAAAATTAGATTTGGGTCTGATTTTGATAAATTTTCTGCAGCATGAGGATCTACTCTATTGATATCTGCATTTGTTATTTCCGATACAGCAATTCCCATTTTTGATAAAGTATCAAAAAATGCCTTTCCGATTCCGCCATCTTTATTGGATACGATATTTTGAAGTACCGAAGAATTAAAAGCTTCGTTTAGAAATTCATAACCGTAATTTTCGTTTACAAATTCGTCAAATGACATTAGGTCTTTCATAATTTATTTTTTATTTTTGTAATTCTTCATTGTTTCAAGGAACCCTGCAAGTTGCTCATCATTAAGCTCGGAAGGATCTTTAGCGCCATATTTCTGAAGGTTTTCCAGAAAGGCTTTTTTGAATTTTTCAGCGGATGCTTCTCGAAGTTTCTGTTCCTTAACTTCTGATCTAATTTTATTAAAGTTTCTAAATTTAAGCAAAGCCATTTTAGTTTTCACTATTTTTACTATATATCTTCTTTAAATCAACTCGTCTCGTAGTATAAGGAAAGTTCTGATCTGCATATATAGCCTGTCTGGCTTCGGAGTGCTTATATAAGTAGTTTTTGAATTTGCCGACACAATAATCGTCTACAAAATCGATGATAATTAACTTCTTTTTAGTTTCATGTTTACGTAATCCTCGACCAATGGATTGTCGAATAATTACTTCCGATTTGAAAGATTCTGTTAGGTAAATTGTGTGTATATTCTTAACATTAATTCCTGTAGAGAATGTTCCGAAAGAGGCAATCATAATTTTACCTTCTCCTTCTTCGAGATTATCTTTTTGATATTCTCTCAGGTCTTTATCTACCGAACCGTCGATATAAAAAATCTTTCGATTAGTCTTTTCTCTAAGCTTGTCGTATATCTTATTTCCATATTCAATTCGATAAAAGAGAACAAGGCTATTTTTTGTGTTCTTTAGAATCATATCAGTTATGAATTCTAGTCTTTCTTCAGATTGAATTGCATATTGCTGTTCTAGATTTAGAAGTTTTTTACGATCTTCTTCGGATCTCTGAAAGAGAGTTTTGAATCCTTCTTTCACCTCAGAACGAGCATAATCCATTTCAATAACATAAACTTCACAAGGAGTAATATGTCCTTTTTCCATCAAATAATCGGCTCGAATTGATGTAATTACAGGTCCTGTATATGCCATAAGAGTTAGACGATCTAGAGTTCCTGGTTTAGGAATTGTACCAGAAAGTCCGAATTTTCTAGTTGCCGAATCACATTTCTCTAGAATAGTTTTGATAGAAACCGATTTTGCTTTATGTGTTTCATCGACTATAACCGTATCGAATTGATCGAAATACTCCTTGTCTTTTTTAACTAGAGATTGATATGTTCCTATAACGATATTCGATTTATCTCGAATAACAGATCCGGCAAAGATTTGTTGAATATCCATCTTCATCTTACAGGACTCCTCATTGTATTGATAAAAATCTTCAGCACCTTGAACTACAAGGTCAACAGTAGGAACAATCATTAGGACCTTTCTAGCCTTTTGAGTTTCTAATAGATAGGCGATTGTCATATAAGTAATCAAAGTCTTTCCGGCCGAAGTTGCTAATTCAGCCAAACAATTTTGATATTTAATGATATTGAATACTGTGTCTATTTGATAGTCTCGAGGCTTCATTTGAGCATTTGCCCATTTCTCATCTATCCAAGATTGAAATTCTTCTTTGTCTATTTCTCTATCGAATCTTCTTTCAATTCCTTCGATGTTTAATTCAAAGTCATATTGTTTACACAGCTCAACAACTTCATGCCAAAGTCCAGAAGGCAAATATCTATCAGATTTGAAGTAAGAGATATAACCATCCCAAAATCCTTTCTTAACTCGAGGATCCCATTTGGCATTAGCTGCTTGTTTTCTAAATGACAAATTTAATTGATCTAGTTCTAGTTCAGTTGCCTCGGTTAGAGTAAGAAATTTGTCATTATGTGTCAGTGACCAATTCATAAATTAGTAATTTTTTTGATGGAATTCTTCTATGCTAATTCGATTACGTATAGCGAATCCCATTTTATCCAATGTGTCCACACATTCAGCAAAGAAGTTAATTTGATTATCGAGTAGCTCAGTTTGTCTGGTTCTTAGAGCCATATCTGAATCTATGAATTGATTTATTTCTCGATAATCCAATCTAACGTCATGTTGTAGTTTGTAATACTCATAACGAACTTTACGATAATTTTGATCGTTAGATTTTTTCTTATAGACTGCAGCACGATACTTTGCTAGTTTTTCTACCATCATATGTCTATACGAAAGCATCAATACTTGAGCTTCAGGTATTTGATCGATCTTGTTTATCATCGAAATTAAGGAAGACATTTTTGTGCTATAATCATTCCTTTCTTTTTCAAGGGCCTCATCGATTTCGTTAACTTTTCTTTCTTCTTCGGTCATTAGAACAGAGAATTATTGTCTTTTTTATTTCGATCTTTTAGATCGACTATATTTTTTTCCTTTATTTTTCTTTCTTTATATTTTATGTCACCTATCTCAATTTGATTAATTTTCGGTGTTTTTTCAGTCGGTTCAAAATCGATTAGAAGCTTCAAATCCTTCTTTTTGCCGGATTCTTCGTGAAATTTTTCTAATTCGCTTTCCATGATCTTAAACATTTCTGATGTCGATAGGTTCATTTGTAAAGTATTTATCGAGGTTTTTTATTGCTTCGTTTTTTCGTTTCCAACAGTATATGAATAGATCGTTTAGGTCTTTTACCTTTTCTTGAACCTTATAGTCTCGAACCAATTTGTTCCACATAAAGACGGATTTTCTTCTTTTAAGTTTTGCTTCCATTACACGTCTTCCTGCCGGATCATTATCAAATAGGTATCGAATAGTAGAAATATCATCAAACATTTCTGTAGGTTTATCTGCACCTGTAATTGCTATAGAATTAGGTTGTAAAAATGAATCGATAACCCCTTCGAATACTGTTACTGGTTTACTGAAATCTACAGAAGTAAGTCCGAAATAAAGACTTGTAGTGTTTAGCTTTATGATTTCATCTTCAGGTTTATCTATGCCCTTTCCGCGAATTAGGTAATTTATTTTTTCGATATTGTAACTTACATATTTTGCTCGTTTTTCGGAGAAATTACGGATTTGCCAACCTAGAATTTTTGCTTTATTCGGAGTTAGATGTAAAACATAAAGTTGATCTTTTTTTGGATCGTAAAGGAATTGATCTAACTTAAAGTGCATAAATCTGGCTTTGAGGTATTTTTCAATAGTCAGATTTTCTGAAGGATGTACAAGCTTAAGTTTTTCTTTTACTTCTTCGTAAGGAATACCATAATCGAAAAGATTTTGAAACGTTGTATGTTCTAAATAATCTTTTGTTTGAACAGCAACTCGATGTTCACGAATATAGTCTAAGAAGAATCCGAGTTCATCCATGTTCTTAATAGGAACATTAAAATCTTTGAAGAAACTTACGAGGTTTGTATGTTTTTTACATCCATCGTTAAAACAATGGTACATCAAATTTGCCCAATAGATATTGGCTCGTTTTTTGTATTGATTAGTGGAGTCACCGCAATAAGGACATGCAAAATTTAATCGATCTCGAAAAAATCTTACTTCGCCTTTAACGCCTTGAAATTGAGATTTAATAACAGATTCGACTCTTGAATTAATTTCAATTTTTTTTGCTTCGGTAATTTCCATTTTTAATTTTTATGCATTTTATAGAGATTGATTCCGATAACGAGAACATTCATAATCATAACAGGATAGGATTCGATAAAGAATCCATAAACAACAAAACATGCACATGCAAAGCTATTTATAAGTCGTAACATCCACATATCTTTCATTAACATGGAAAGTAAGACCATTAACATTGAGAAATACCCAAAGATTTCAATATAATTCATACAATTAGATAAAAGGGCACTCCCATAAGAAGTGCCCTTGATTTAGATTAGATTGATTATTTAATATCGAATTCTTTCAACCATTCTTCAATATCATTATCGTTTGAGTTTCCGGCATCTTTTGAAGCAGAGTCAATAGATGAAGCAGATTCTTGAACAACATGATTTTCAGTAGTTCCTGCCATAGGTGGAATCGGAGATTCTTTCTTTACAGGGGTTGGAGAACTTACTGCTTGATAAGCAGAACCTGGATTAGATCCGGTTAATTCAGCAATGTAATTGAAAACCTTTTCACGAGTTTCATTTGTCCATGGCTTGAATTCGTGATCTTCTAATGTAGATACACCTTCATAGATACCAAGAATCATTTTACGACATTCTTCATTGTTATCCATTTTAGAACCATTTAGAGTTACGGAAGCTGGATTATTAGCGAATTTACATTCTTCATAATTCCAATATCCGCCTTTCATAGTTACTTTTAATGAGAAGTCTTTACCGTTAAAGAAGTCAAAGATGTTTGTTGGTTCTACACCCATTTCGATATCTTCAGCGGAAGGCTGAATTTGAGCATCGATTAATTTCTTAACCGCTCGAGGATAACGAATGATTTGAACTGTGTTTTCTAATTCTGGACGTTGTGGATCCTTAACAATTAAAACATAAGAATAGTAGTATTCTTTACGTTTCATTTTTTCAGCTTGCTTCTTTTCGAAAGCAGATTCTGATTTGTAGAGTTTCCAGAAAGTGTCCTGAATAATTGATTTTTCACCTGGTTGAGATGAAGGACAATCGGCATAGAAACCGTTTCCATCGGCATCTTCTAGCCAATAGGAGAATTTCTTGACGATTGATTTTTTGGGATTGTTTAGATTCGGAATGAATCTTAAAACTGCTCTGTAGATAGAGTCTTTAGAAAGTTTCGGATCGGTTTTGTAAATATCAGATCCTGTTTGTTGTTTTTCCTCGGATTTGAAATTGTCGAGGCTCAAATTAAAAATGTCTAAATTTTCCATTTTACTTACTTTTTTATTTACGTTATTTATTATATGTACTTACAAATAAAGTATTCACTTACAACTACTTACTATTCCGGACTAATGTTCTTTGTTTTGACTTACTTTACTTTAAGTACCTTACTAATTTACTTGTTATAGATATTATATGTATCTATATCCTTACGAGTTTCTTAATTAAGTTTCTCGTATTTATATCCTCCTCTTCTAATAAGAGACCAAAATCTCGTACCGAAGGTTCCTTCATCCACTTCATCTTTACCGAAAAGCTTTCTCGCCCCTTTTGCTATTCCGCTTCCAATTTTTTGAAGAAGATTTTTCTCTAATGAAAGTTGTCTCCAAACGGATTTAGGCACATCTGAGTATTTATATTTTGATCCATTATGAAATTCTATTTCAAGGATTTCTGTGTTAGAATCATAATCCATAGAAACTAGATGTGAAGACTTAACTTCTTTCTCCCATCTCTTCTCGGTTATTAGATATTCTTCATATGTTGGTAGATTTTTCATCTGAGTATACCGTAAATTCTTTTGGTTATTCTTTTATTGGCTTTAGATAACAATCTAGTGTAATATCCGTCTTTCTGCATTTCTGGTTTTTTATCAGCTCCAACTATATCTTTGATAGCCATTTCATCGGTTACTACTGGAGCTCTCGAAGAAGATAATAGATCTTCCATTCTCAGAGATGCCTCTATGTACCAACCTCGAGTATTAACTAATTCTAAAATTTTCTTTACTAGATCTCGTTTAGCATCTCTTATTCCATTGGTTCCTAATAAAGCTATTTTGTTACCATAAGGCGTTTCTTTGTAAATGATAAATGCATCCGGCAATTTGTCTTTATCTACATCTTTTAGAAACGAGGCCTTATATTTGGATCTTAATTCTCTATAATCAGATGCAGAAAAATCCATGCCTGCCTGAGAATACGTATCCACATACATATTCCAAATCAATTCCATACCTTCATCGTCTATCTTGGACAAATCAAAATCTATCCATTTAGCAGAAGGAATTCTAAATTCCAATAAAAAATCTTCAAATTTAAGAAACACAATTAGGTTTTACGGTTGTTTTCTATCCATTCCTTAAAAATAGGAATTGCTTGTTTCATTCCGTCAGTCTGATTAGCGGAGTACTCAGCTCTATTCATCATAGTGGTAGCTATCGCCATTGCATGTTTATGATCGCTCTTCTTAAGTTTATCTATAATATCAATAGTCTTAAGAGCTTTTTCTTTAGATCCATATCCTGTACCTTTTATGGCATCTTTTGTTCCTGGATTAAATAGACCATCTCCCTCGGCAAGTATATTGTCTAAATCTATACCTTCAATTTCTTCTGATTCGGATTTTTTATTTTTATCTATCCATTCTCTGAATATCTTCATTGCCTCTCTCATTTCCGGAGTTTGATGTTGATGCTTCTTGGCTCTAGATTCCATAGTCGTAGCTATAGACATAGCCCAAACTCTTTCTCCTTTACTCATGAGCTCATCTAACTTCTTAATAGTGAATTCGGCTTTTTCTTTATTAGCATATCCAGTACCCTTAATAGCGTCTCTTCCTCCTTTAGAATAAAGACCGATATCAGGTGGATCATCTGCGTATTTTTTTCTTTTCACAGTATGACCAACTCTTGGTTCATCTTTCTCAAAAAGGAATTCTTCGTATGTAGGTAGATTTATCATAACTTATTTATCTAAAATGAAACTGACTTTTGGTATTTAACATATAACCATTACTGGTTGATTCGGTAAAAGGAATACAGTTCCTCATCCCATCGTCCGATTCAGCCCAAATCCGAACTAACTAATGCAATAGAGTCAATCAGATCATCAAACGGTTTAGGGATATGGAATTCTCCTTCTCTAACGATATCCATATCTACCAACTTTCTTTTAAGAGGAGATTCCGAATTCTCTAAAAAATATCTCATCATATCACATTTAGTTGCGTTACCGTTTCCAGTGTAGGCTTTTTTAAGAGTCTTTGGAGGGACGACTTTAATGATATGTCCGAATTTCTGAATTAGCTTAACTTTAAGGAAAGTGTTAAATGTGATTAGATCGATAAAGCTGTTTCCTTTAGACCCATAAGAAAATCCTTCGATTCTTACTTCAGTGGGTGTGATTCCTGTGAATTCGAATATATCCATGATTGAATCGGATAATTCATCTGCATTCTTAAGCTTTATGCATTGATCTTCCATTGAATTTTTAGAAGATTTATCTTTATTATATGAAAAGATATTGAGAGTTTTGGCTTCGCTTAGTTCTTTATGAAACTTAAAAGCCTTCAAATCAGGATTATAATTTGGAACAAAAGAAAAAAGCAAAATCTTTGTATTTGCTAGAATTGCAATCGCTGTTGAATTTATGGAAAAATCTATACCAACTATCATATTAGAGTCTTTTGCCGATTGCAGCACCGATAGCGGCACCAACTAATCGACTGGTTAATAGGTCATAAACGACTCCTCTTTCAATACCCAATACATTTGCAATGATTTTACCAACAGTAGATCCTAAAGCAAACCCTGTAAGTCCACCGAGAATAGATCCCATGAAACCTTCATTTGTTAGTTGTTCATTAAAGTCTTTTACGTCTTTATTTTTATCTAAATACTCAGAAATAAATTTCTTAACCGCTTCATCGATTTTCTTCTCTTCCTCTTCGGTCAATTCACTTTTCAAATTTTCATTCATCATTTGAAGTTCTAATTCACTGAATGTTTCGTTTTCTATTAGGTATTCTCTGAAAGTTTTCATAATTTTTTGTAAATTTCTTATTATTTATCTAAGCCGTTGGAAAGTCCATTTTCATTTCGTTAAATCCGAAAGTGGCTTCGAAAGTTCTGAATTCGGGTGTCATATCTGAATATGAAAGAGTAAATTGATTTAATCCCGTAAATAGACAATCATGAAATTGAACCGAATACATTCTAAGACCTTCAGTATCGAATATGTGCAGAGGAACATCTAAGGTATAAGGACTTGAAGTAGCAAAGTCATAGTAATAAAAGAAGGTTTCTAGCATAATCCAATAATTGACATTACCGTCTAGTAATTGAAATGTGATTGTGAAGTTTCTATCAATTAACATCTCATGTGAAAGAGATTGTCTCCATCTTCTAGTAGTTCCTTTTGCTTGAGGTGCATTACCCGGTTTAGTTTGTTCTACTGGTTGGTAATTGAAATTGGGTATCGAAATTGATTGTATAGACCAATTCACTACATCGGTAACATCAGTCACTGGTGTAGGCATTCTAAATAGGTAAGGAGTGTATCGATCTTTAACATCCTTGGGAATAAAAGTCCTAGGAAGTTCTATCTTAAATAGGTCGTTTCTGCTTTGTAATATCATTAGTTTTAACCGTTAGATTGACTGGTTGCTTTTGTCTTTTTTATGTTTGCTTTTACTCTTTCGGCTAAAGTCTTTCCGAAAGTTGTTTCGGATTGGCCACTACCACTTTGTGTCTGTGTTTGAGTCGGTGTCGTTTGAGTAGAAGTAGTATTTGTCATTCCATTCATTTGAGTTAATTGAGAGGTTATGTCTTGAATGGATGAGGTTAGAGAAGCTACTTGAGAATTTAATCCATCGATAGTAGAATTTAATTGAGTAATAATTTGATCCTTTTGTTCTAATTGATCTTGTGCTAAAGCAACCACATCTTGTACGGTTGATTCAGTATTAACTGTACTTTGTATATTGGTTTGTGAATTAATTGTAGATTGTAATTGAACATTCTGTTGATTTAATCCGTCTATCATGGTTTTTTGTTGATTAATCACTTCGATTAGAGATTCGATTTGTGTAGTTAATGCAGAGATTTGATTTTCTAAATCTGCAACCTTATTGGCTTTTTGTAGATCTTGAAATTCTGCAGTTGAATAGAAGTCACCTGAATAAAGGAAAGTTCTATCACCTGATTCGTTTTGTAAGAATATACGGAATGTTCTATTTGTAAGACCTAGAACTCTTCTGGTATCGTTTTCGGATAAACGGAAAACAACTTCACCGGATCCTTTATTTGCATAGTCTGCAGGGAATTCTATAAATTCCAAATTTTCACCTTGGTCTGAATCAAAAACTAAATATAAATCTCCGATTCCGGAAAGATTCATAGTTTTATCTTGACCGTTGTCTTTTTGAAATAGAGTAAACTTAAGGAAACAAACGGATTCGGGAATTAAAACTCTAGCTAATCCATTCGAATAAATTTGTGAATTAGAAGTTCCTGAACTTTGTAAAGTAGAAGGAGCTTGTAAAACCGTAGAAGTCGGAGTGTTTGTATTTGGTGCAGGATTTACGGTTTCCGTCGTAACAGAGATATTAGAATTAGTGGAGAAAGAGGTTATGTATTTAGTAACATTTAATACCGGTTCTGTTATTCTATTAATTTGAATATCTTTTACAACGTTTTGATTGTAAATTTTAGTTTGAACCGGATTGGAACCTAGATTAATGGATCTCAGCTTTCTTCCGTATTTCGATGCAGATTGTGAAATCATAGAAGCGGTTTTCCAAACCTGAGTATTGTCACTTCTATTATACATTCTCATTGTATAATCGATCTTAAAAGAAATAGCATTCGTGTTCTTGATTATTGGTCGATAGTAATTGGGTTTATCGAATTCGTCAACTTGAGAAGTTTGCATTTCATCGGTTTTTATCCAAGCATAACTTGCTGTTGCCGGATCATAAACATATTCAGAGATTATAAAGTCATGTAAAAGAATGAAATCATATCCAGAATTATTCAAATCTAAAATGTAATTCTCGATGATATTTCCTCCATAGGTAGCATAGTATTCGATATAATCTCCGGCTGAGGATTCTTCTATGAATGCTGCTATATTACTAAATTGATCTCTAACTGGAAGGTCAATTGCTTTTGTATCGGTTATTGTGATATACTCTTGACTATCAATAACTTCTCTTTCTTTTACCCAAGAAAAATCAACAGAAATCATTTGTTCTCTCAGGATTCCGACTTGATCGGTAATTCTTTCTGCAACGGTATCTCCGTTAAGAACTCCTAACCAATAGTCATAAATCAGATTGTAAAGAGAAAGAACTCTTACTTCTATATAAGAATTGTATATTCTTCCTGCAAAGAAGAAAGGATTGGGATTAATAACCTCAAACGTGTCTTCTTTGTTATAGGATATGTTTGCTAGAACTAAATCAGTTCCGTCTTTTTTCTTACATTTAATAGTAAGAATTAAACCAAAGTTATCTTCGAAATTAAATCCTTGAGTCAGGTGCAGCTTGATTGTATCATATACTGGTGCCTGAGGATTTGTAAAAGTTATAGGAAGATTAGGGGTACTCGTTAAAAGCGGATCATAATCATTATAAAAAACAATCTTATTTATGTCAAGAAGAGCTCCTTTATAAGGAAGAATCGATGCAAATGATCGATTTCTAACGTTTGCCGTTCCTATCGGAAGTCCGTCTTGTAGAATTTCAGCGGAATCTGCATTAAGAATCTGATCCACATTAGTATGACCGTTGCTCATTTTCCAGATAGGAGCAGTGGTTGTGGATATTCTGAATTCGTTTCCCGAAACGTTAATCAAGTCCTGATCGGAATAAACATATTCCATCAAGACGGATGAGGATAACTGAGCGTATTTAGATGATATTGCCATTTATTTCTTAAAATTCCATTGTAAAAGGTTGTATTGAAGTCCTATTCCTAATTGAACTCCTATTCCAATTTTGGCATTAAAAGGATCTACATAAGGTCCAAAACCTCCATAGAGACCTAAAGCCCACCTCTTAGGAGGAAAGTATTTTTTTAGAACGTCTGATTTAGCAGGATCTATAAGAGCTCCGTCTAATTTTGTAACCGAAAATCCAGGATATTTAGAGGTAACGAATATCTCTAACTTTCCGTCTTTATTTTCAGTTAGACCTGTAAGCAAACTCATTCCTATTTGGTCGTTCTTTATATGCATTGGGCCTGTTTTAAGATTCAAAGAAGAATCTACATTAACCCAGAAGGATCCATCTAATTTCCTATAATTTCCAGCTGAATATGTTGTGTCGTATTTCCAAAAGAAGTCTTGTGTTTTGGTTCCGTCTTCATTATATCTGGGCTTTCCCGGATATATCGGAATGTATTTGGGAATCTCAATGATTCTAATTTCAGGTTTTACTACAACTATAGGATTGTCTTTTAGATATTGAATTTCTCTATAAAGAGCTAGATTATAATCTTTAAGAGATTTTCCTTCTGCTATAATAGCTCCTCTTTCATAAATTAATTGACCGTTTTTTGCTTGATATGATCTAAGAGAATCATTCATAGCATACAAATTCTGCTTCAAAGTATTTACCTCTCCTTTGGAAGGAGAACATCTTTGAATTAAAATAATAACAATCAAAGCCGTGACAATAGTCAGATTCCTTTGATTTTTAGGATCTTTGATCCACTCTCTTAGCCAAATTAAAAAATTAGTCATATTTTATTTATTGCATTCCAAGTCTTATCCAGTCGGCATATACAGTTACGGATCCACCCAAATTCATTACAAGTGTATTCTTCCATCCTCTCATATCAAAAGAAAATCCAGCAGGAAGTATAAATGAATGTGCTAAATCTGAAGTAAACATTCTACTGGTGGTATCAATTAAAATTTCTTTAATTTTTATAGTGGTTGCTGTAACGGTATTTTCTATTACATATTGTGCATAGAAAGTTCCAGACTGAGGATATGTGGGGATATATTGCATCTGTGCGTCGGTATTAATATAAACAACTCTATCATAATCAACTGAAGGAAAGGACATAAAAGTTATGAGAGATGAACTCGTTCCCGTGGTTCCTGAATTTACTATGTATGATGTAGCTAAAGTCTTAACATCATCCATTATTTTCATAGAACCGTCCGGGAAAATTCTAAATCTTTCTGTAGAGGTAGTAGTTGCATTTGTGGTTCTAAAGGATATACCTAACCTCGCATTATCGGATCCTTGATAAGGTCTAATCTCGGCTTCATAATTGTTATCAGTAGAATTTAATCTTAATCCATTTGACAAAACAGAATTATTAACAGATGAGTTTCTAATTCTAATGGCGCCGCTAACATCTAGTCTGGATCCTGGAGTAGTGGTATGTCCAATGGACCAAAAACCATCTGCATCCATGAATGCCTTTTCATCATAGGTTCTTAAAATACCAGTACCAACAGAACCAATACCCAATCCAAAAAATCTAATTGCTCCACCTCCTGAACCTCTGCCTTGACCCATATATAGATTAAGGTCTCCACCGTCAGCATCTGCTCCAGAACCAGCATAACCGGATCTAACATTAAGATCCCATCCGTTTCCAGATGAGGAATTAGCTAAACCTATAGTTTTGTCAGATGTTCCTTGTATTTCAATATCAAAACCGAGGGCTGAAGTTTGTGAACCTATATAGATTTTACCGTCTTCTTTTATTCTTAATCTTTCTGTTGCTGTCGTTGATGATGTAGGAGTTGTGAAGAATGATATGTATGTCGGTTTCGAAGTTAAAGTCCAAAGTCCTGCAGAATATGATGTAATTTCAGCATTTTCAGAAGACCAATTGGTACCGTCCCAACCTCCAAAAGAAAGTCCACCTAGAATCCCAGCGTTAGGAGTTGGAGAAGTAGAATTGCTTCTTTGGAACAGGATATGATTTCTCTGTGCGAGAGTTGAATTTGATGATCTAATACCAAAGGGAGTAGACGTATTGTCTTGTATAAAAAATCTTGAATTTACAGGGGAAGCCGAATGAGCCAAAGGTCCTATTGTTATCCATCCGGTAGGTTGAATTCTCATGGCCTCTCCGGTTACACCAGCAAGAGAATTAATAAACGATAAACCTAAATTATTTGAAGCGGATCCTCTATAAAGATTTATAGAAGAAGCATCCGAAGTTCCATTTTCAAATTTAATTCCTCTACCGATACCGGCAGATGCTATAACAGAGTCATTTATAGCTATATTTCCATTACCTACTTCTAATTGATCAGACGGTGTCGTTGTATTAATACCAACTAATCCGGAAGAAAGAATTCTTATTCTTTCCAAATTTGAGGTTCCGAATGCTAGGTAATTAACGTCTCTATTAAAAATTGTTCTATCTCCACCGGATACATGTATATTACCGCCAACTTGTAAAGCTTCTTGAGGTGAAGTCGTAAGTATACCAACTCTTTGATTTACTGTATCGATTCTACTTATTTCGGCTCCTAGTGAATTAACAAATCTAATAGATCCATTTGTGTTATTTCCAATCAAAGTTATGTAACTTCCGGACAAAATTGATAGAGGTCCTGTACCTGTTTGTTCTATCAATGCAATTCCATTAGCTCCAGATGCCCTATTAATAGAGAATGTTGGAGTAGTAGGAGTAGATCCGTTTGCATAAAAAGTTATATTAGCCGATCCATCTAGGATTCTACCATAACCGATTCCTAAATAATTTGATCCGGCATCAAGATTTCCAATATAAAAATCTCCTCTAGATCGACCCTTTCCAAAATTATCGAAAGTAGATCCGGTATCAAAAGTAGGATTTGAAGAATGACCTACAGCTAAATCCGTATTGAATCTACTTAAAGAATTACCAACCGTTAATCTAGGTCCGGTAACTCCTGAAATAATTGTACTTCCTCCGTTTGTTGTAAGTAATCGAAGATTGGGAGTCTGAGATAATCCCAAAGAAGGCGTATTAAAGATATCTCCGGCAAAAAGTTCAAAATCTATAGATCTTGTACCTGCTTTGAAATAATGATTGTATATTGGACCGAGAGATTGATTAATTGCAAATCCTGCATTAAAGAAATTTCTTGCATCTGTGGTTGCTCCTGTAAGCCCAATAAAATCGAATGCAGTGGCTCCTGTAGATGAAGTAGCTCCATAGGCTCCTATAGAAAATCCACCGAGTCCGGTAAAATCAATTCCGGTCTGAATTAGAGTTAATTTAGGATTTAGTCTTTGAGACGACGCTAACGGAGGAGCAAGATTTCCTTGAGTAAGATCGATTATATTGAAGTTATTCAAATAATTATAAGCCCATGTAGGATCTCCCAAAAAGAATCCTGTTTTATTAGCGTTGTTTTGTACCATAAAGTCTGCCTGTCCTGAAGGAATTGTAGTTGGACCGACTGTAATATCTGGTACATAATTAGCTTGACCTGATAATCCTGATTGTATGTTACCGGTCTTACCATGATAATAGGAAAACTCAAAAGATCCACCAGTGGGTCCAACGCTTCCTGTAGGTCCGACTAGATTAACTCCGCTAGTTAACCAAGAAGTCGATCCGGCATCCCAATAGAAAACCTCTCCGTTATCATCTAACCAAAAGTCATAATCTTTTAGATCTCCGAAATTGGGTCCATGATCCATTGTAGGAGCAGTAGCTCCGACTTGCCAGTGATCTCCTCTTTCTCCAAAAGGACCAGGTATACCGGGAACTCCTTGAGGTCCAGTCGGTCCTGGAGGTCCACCTCCAGCCAAAACTATTTGGTCGAAATTAAAATTTACTTTCTCAAGGACTTCCGATAACGGGTCAGAGGAAAATAGCTCTTTAATTACTATGGGCATTATTTTTTCTTATTTTTTCTCAAGTATAACTGTAAAGGCTATGGAAGTCTTTTTATCTCTCGGTACTGTATATATCACCTTGAAATTAAGACCGCCAGATTCGTCTAGAATAAGCTTAAAGTTTTTACTTTTCTTATATCCCAAAGCTAACTTAGCCTCATCGTCTATTTGTGTGTTAATTTGTGGAGGATCTACGATTCCTCTAGTTGGTACCCAGATCTTTTCCCAGAAGATAACTTCTTTCACTACATATCTTTGAAAGATATTTTTTTCGATATAGGTTTTAATATCATCATCCAAAATCAAATCTCCAAAAGAAAAGTCAGGATTTACGTATTTTACAAATTCTTCTCCTATTCCATCGGTAATTAACCAATCTTGAAGAGATCGAGTTACATAAACCGAAATATCTAGATCGGTTTTAGAGGCAAATTGCTTTTCCGAAACAACTAAATTTCTATCAGTATTGTTAATAGAACCTGCATCTATTACTTCTTGAATTGTGGCAAATCCTGTAGGAAAAGTTTGTAAACGAACTTCATTAGGAATAGAAATGGTCTTTGAAGCAAAAAATGCTTTTTCTTCTTTAGGTTCTCTCGTTCCAATTACAGAAGAGAATATATCTTTTTTGATGTATTTTCGGTAATAGAAAGGATCCCAATTGGATCTGAAAACATAATAATCTGAATAGTCTATAGCAATCTCCTTTAATTTGGGATAAATGAATCTTTCTTGATCTCTAGAGCCTCCGTTTGAAAGAATAACATTAGGATTTTCCACATTGACTTTATTAAAGTAGAGATTTTTTATCTTGCCCAAATTATCGTCTTTGAGATATGTCAAGTCATCGAAAATTTGAATGTTATAAAAATCTATCCCTCCGCTTATAAGGTCCTGAGTATCAACAAATTGTATAACATTTCTCCATCTAGGAGTATAAGCTCCACGATACCTTACAACAGGATTAAGAGAAACTCTATCTAAAGCTGTTAAAGTGTAACCTAAAACAGGTTCACTTTGTTGTATGTCGTTTGAAGTCTTTTTTAAAATTTCTCTTCTTAAATAAGAAGATTTTATCGGATAATCAGGTCTAACTAGATTAACCGCATATCGATTTTCCTCTATTAATCCTTCTCGAGTCACATTCAAATATCGGATTTCGGGGTCACCAAAATTAATTTGATTTTGTATGGTTGCGAAAGAAATAGAATCAATTATTGACAGATAAGCATTAAATCCTCCATCTATATAAAGAGGATTGAAACTAAGCGGATTAGAATATAATGTCGAGAAAGGACCCCAAACTCCTTGAATATAAGTAAGGGAATTTGCTCCGTTGGGTGTTAAGGTGGGAAAGAAAGGCAATCCAGAAATTGAAGTACATAGGAATCCATTCGAAGTGATTTGTGAAATTCCTTGAAATGTATATACATTAAATCCGTCAGTAACTTGAATATCGTTATATCCGCCGTTTTCATTGAGGCTCACTTCTACGGTAAGATTAGGGAAATTTCCTGATATATCGGGAATTAAAGAAACATTAAATTCGCCCCCTGTATCTGTCCAATTATCGATTAATCCAGATAGAGATTTGTTGGTATAATTAAATAATCCACTCTGAACCTTCCATTTGTCAGCTACCGTATATAGTAGAGCTCTGTCTATAAATTTATTTATGATCGAAGGATATGCAGGATCGATGCTTTGAAATAAAACATCATTAAAATCAGTTTGAATTAGAAGAGTAAGAGTCTTCCATTTTTCATTTTTTATGAAAGTTAATTGAGTACCGGAATTCCCGTATGTGAGAACAGTAGAAAACTTATAACCATTGTATTTTTCACCATAGACATAACTAAGAGATTCTCGATTATAATTAATTTGTGAAAATTCTGATCTATCTACTATTTCTACTTTAGCCCCTCGGAATAAAGTCTCCGAAGCCTTGGACGAATTTCCATCGGCAAATATAGAGTACTTAAACTCTCTAGGAATATAATATGAAGTTCCACCCTCAGTTACAGTTTCTCTGGTAAAATAATTAACGAAATAATTCTCGGCAATTGAAAGTAAATTTCCTGAAGGACCAGTTCCTGAAGTTAAACCGAAAAGAGTTGCTGTCGATCCGGTAGATCCGATTGTAGGAATAACCAAGTAATTACTAGAGGTAGGTCCTACCGTAGGATTTATTTTGATGTCTTCGTCGAAGTAAGAATAAGAACTAACTTTCTGATCGAATGTCATATATGGTGGATATTTCTGTAAGTAATACCACTCATGAGTAAAGAATTTAGTAGATCTTTCTATTTGATCGAAATCTGGAGAAAAGTTATTGTATCCTAAAGCCTGATCGGTGTTTAATCGATATCCATTTTCTCTGACATCTAAACCTTCATTATCATAGACCCATTTATTTATAAAAGGTACAACTCTCGAAGAAAGGGCTAATTGAGAAAGATCATTTTCTTTTAGACGATCATATTCATTTATTACAGGATCTACTGTGTCAGTAAGATCGTCTTGATAACCGATCAAAGATTGAAATCCTCCATTTGAAATAAATGCAGAACTAGGACCAACTAATTCATTTATTGCCGTTTGACCAGTGGAACCGATTAAAGAGAAATCGAAATTAGGAACCTGTGAATAGGTTCCACCGGTTCCAGTTGTATATCCGGTAGAGTACCAAGTAAAAAGATCCGAAGGATATGAATCCGCATCTTTCTTATAATCCGTATTATGAAAGTCAAAATCAAAGTCTTTTATTGGAAAAACAGAAAGCCATCCGTTAGAATTCTTTGCTAATTTATAAAGTGCAATTTTGTTAGAAGAACCGAATTCAAATTCTTTAGATTTGTCTATTAGATTAACGACGAAGTATTTTTCATAATTTCTGAATCCTATAATTTCTCCGTTATCATCATATAAAACTTCGTCTAAATAAAGAGCATAATCTCCAGTAGTCAAATATCCACTATTTGACTTTACATAAATATCTTCAGTAGCATCTCTAAATTGTAGAACGTTTTCTCTATCTATAATAGCTCGAGACTTTGGATTATTATTTCCACCTCCAAAAGAAGCGAGCAAGTATTTACCGGCAGTCACAGGAGCTATTGCTATTGGTGAAGGTTGATATGTGGTTGTATTTGATTCGGAGATATATTCGTTAGATATTAAAAAAGGAAATTCCGTATTGTCACTAAAAAATGAGATCTTCATCTTGCTCCAAGATTCAGAATTTATTTTAGAAAAAACGAGTATTTCTCCATTTATGTAAATGGCTTTAAATGGAGGAGTGTCTGTTACATAATCCTTTATGTTATTAATCGCCTCTGTTATAGAGATCGATATATCCATAAGAGTACCGTTGATACTATACGTTAATCCATTAGTCTTTCTTGCAGAAACGGCACTAGAACCTTTAATTGTATGAGAATCAATAAAAGGAGCCTCTTTAGAATTTGTCCAATCTGTGTATCTTACTCGAATTTCATCTCCGTTACTAGGGGCTGAAGTTACTCTAAAAGCTATAGCAGGTCTTCCTTTTTTATCTGTTTTAATTGAAGGAATATAAGCAAAAGGAAGATCGAATCCACTAAAGTTTTTCCAATTAACTGATTTATTCTTTATTCTTAAATAAGAATCATCTGGACCAGAGTCGAAATTACTTTCCCAATTGTTTACATTGTCTATTGAATAAATTACCCCTTTAGTGTCTTTGATATATCCGAATCTCGATTTTTGAGTATCTATCCAGTCGATAAGATAGCCGGAATAAAGATTAGTTTTTGGATAAACCTTAATTCCCTTTTCGTTGTATTGTATATCATCTTTAGTTGACGTAGGAACTCCTACAGTGTCTTGTACCGGTGTAGGAATCTGAGTTTTTTCTATGAATCTATCTTCGAAAAGACGAGTATTTGAAATTGTAAACTTTCCGAGTTCTATGGCATTCATATATAATCCGAAATATCGACTAAATTTATATCTTTCTTGATCTGGATCGTCAAATAAAAACTCCAAATTAAGAAGATTGGCACAAACTACTCCATTTCTAAAGAAGCCCTCTGTTATAAAGTCTTCTGATTCAATTAGAGTTTTGTCAACTAAAGAATAATTTAAGTATATGTCTTCGGCCTTTCTACAAAATCCTCCTTTGTCATAAGAGATTCCTTGCCAATAAGAATTTTGTCCTTTATCGAAAGAAATATAAAGTGGAGATTCCGGGAAATTGGCATCGTTAACATGATTCCTGATATATTTACCTATTTCCGTTCTATTTGTTAGATCGAAAGTCTTAATGATATATGCATTCTGAATTATGTTAGAGAAGAAATTTTCAGGATCTTCTACTAAAGAATTTAAAGAACTAAGAGTATCAATATCTAATCCGCTGTATTGTGAAGTATTAGCATTAACGGTTACAGGACCGTCCATTTTGAAGATAACAAAATACTCAGGAATGTTATCTCTTTCTATCCATAAAGGAGAAAATAGAGAAAATTCTTCCGTGTATAATTGACTGTTCTTGGGATACATTCCGTTTCCGTATGTAAAGTCAAATTGCTTATTGTATTGATCTTTTATCGTAGTAGAATCGTCTTCTTCGAAAAGTGAATATGCTATTTTATTGGGAAGTAATCGACTTCCTTGATTGTAGAATCTTTTAAGATCAAAAGAATAAGATCCGTTTCCACTAACTTCGAATCCTTTGTATATGGATTTGCTTAAAAAAGGATTTGCATCTATAGATTCGAGATAAATTCGATTCTTGGAATCTGCAATAATTTTTATGTTAGTAGACAACTTCGGATTGGTCCTGAGCAATCCAAATGATGTTCTTTTAAGTATTTTATCAGGCATCTCATTTTAGTTGTTTATTCTTACTATCTATTCGAATCTCCACCGGAAGTCTTTCTTAATTGAACAGGGACAATATCTCTACCCGTTATAGGATTGATTGTTTTGATAGTCTTGTTCAAATCATCTAAAGCTGTTTCGAATGTTCTAGAAGGAATATCTTTTCCAACTACTGTTCTGCTATAATATCTAGCGGTTACCTCAACATCGAAAGAGAATCTTTCTTTATTTATTGGATTGCTGTAGATGTCAATTCCTAATTTTTTGGTATAAACAACGTTTGCATTTTTAGAGAAGTTTCTAACTCCTCCGATATTACCAAGACCTGTATCTCCAAGTCCAAAATAATCCGTCATTCTATATTGGAAAATGAAAGGGATAGAAATTGCTTCTCCTTCACCGAATGTAATTCTTCTTACAGAAAGAGAATCGGATCCATCGACTACAATATCTGAGTGAGAAGAAGGATTTAAGAATAGATAAGATCCTACCGATTTAGGTCCTAATAGATATTGATCGTTTACGTCAAATGCTATCTTAGAGTATTTGTCTGCAGTTCCTCCGACTCCTTCAAAGAATAGAGGAGTTTGTAATCCTGAACCTGTAACTCCAGCAACAAGATTTCCGAATTTGGAATTTCTTACAGATTCACTAGCAGCAACATTGGGATCGGATTGTAAGTTCCAATCGTCTATTGCAGGGTGATTTATGTGAATTAAAATTGTATTGTCGTAGTTAGAAGAAACCGTAAAATCCGTAACAGAAACTACATCAGAAATTGAAGTTGTTCCCGTAGCTCCGAACCAAATAAAATCCGTGGCAGTAGAACCGATAGTAGAAGTTGTTGTGATTAAATCTTGAATGGCCAAATTCGAAGTCCATTCTAAATCTTCTATGGAGGTTGCACCTACTAGAGATCCACCACTGATTTGAGAATTTGCGGCATAAACTGTACCTCCAGTAGAAGAAACAGCTCCATATAGAGGAGATTTTCCATCAACTGAAAGATATCGAGAAGAGATAAACTCTCCTAAAACCTGTGAAGATTGATCCGGTGTATTTCGAATAAACCCATAAGAGGCAACATCTGTGTCTAAAGGATTAGAAAGTCCTAAAGGAACTCTATCGTATTTTCTTATTAAATTATAATCTGTGTCGTTCCCGTTATATGAGGTTCCTCCTGCCCAAGACTCTTGAATCTTAAATAGACGATTACCCCAATATCTTGCATACATTTCTAAACTACTTGCCGAATCATTAAAGATTTTTATGAAGTAATTTTTGGAAATGATTGCACCCTTCTTAATAGTTAATTGACCTACCTCATCTTTGTAGTTTCCAGCAAATAGAGAAACTGTTGTATTATTTTCGACCTTATATTCAGTTGCAGTTTCATCGACGATTCTAACAATAAGAATTCCTCTTGATGCTTCCAAAAGGGCTTTCAATCTAGCAATTTCCGATTCCATAGTAACAAGTTTATCGAAAAGAGCAATAACATTTTGCTCAGGAGAAAGGAATCCTGAAGCTATTTCGGTTGCATTATGAGCAAAGAATTTACCGTTTTGGTCGAATTGGTTTGCAACGTGTTTCTTAATTCCAAGAGAATCTAAATCTTGTTGAAGTTCAATTCTAACCTTTTCGTCTTTGGCTTCGGAAAGGATGGATCCGGAATCTGGTGCAGATTCAAATTCTGATGGAAATTCTACACGAATAATTTCTGACCAATCGGATTCTTTCGGAGAAACTGGCCATCCTGATTCTGAAAGAGATTTAATTCTAAATTCAACCGATTCTCCAAAACTGATGGGAATGTCAACTGAGTTTATATTTATAGCATCGGCATTTTCTACATCTTCAATAGCCCATGTAATTTGACCTGTAATAGGATCGGTTTTTCTTTGTCTAACCTCGGATCTAACTTCTACCCAAGTAGAAAAAGTTCCTCTTCTCGTTTGTCCGTCTTGATCTAAGAAGTTAATTTGCTCTGGCTGATTAGCTCCTCCTTCTTTACTTAGGTATCGATATTGAGTAATAAATTGAACAACTTCTTGAGGACCTGTCTTTTCCGAAGTTTTTGCTATCGGCATAGGAAAGAAACCTCTAATTCGATACTTGGGTGTTAGCTGATCTACTGTATTAGAAATTCCAATAGCATTAATATCATCAATGACGGAAGAAAATAGAGAAGAAAGTGAGTCTCTTTGATTAATCAAAGTAGACAGTTGATTCTCGTCTGTTTGCTTAAGTTGCTGAGATGTATATTTAGTTGTTTGTAATTTAAGTCTAAGTTCTTTGATGGCTCTATCCGTAGAACTAATATCAGATTGAATACGAGTCTTATCGGCTTGTAGCTTCTTCAAATCCGAAAGAACCGAATTGTCTGTTAAATGTTGATTAACCTGAGTAACCTTAAAGTTTTCTTGATTAAGAACAGGTGAATCCGGTTGAATCCCCAAAGAAGTAGGAATAACGCCTTCCTTAGCGATTGAATATAGGTAAGCACCGAAGTCAATTACCTCGTTTTGATAGTATGTTGCTAAAGTAATTTCATTTCCTAATTCGTCTTTCGTTCTAAGATCTGATGTATAAAATCCAGAACCTGGTGACCAATTAACCGCAGCAATTTTAGAATCTGGGTCGATAGGCTTAAGAAAGACAACAGTGTATTCGTCAAATCCAACGTTAACATTAACATTGACTGGTGAATCGTTTAATGAGTAGATAGAAAAGATATCAGCTCCGATTAAGATCGGATCCGCACCTTCTACCAATCTTAGAGCAACTGTTCGATTAGAACCTTCAATCTGTACAATTTCGTAACGTGTATTTTTTCTTCCTGAGTTTACAATAAGAGAATCTCCAATTTTAAGAGATCTGGTACCCAAAAATTCAGATTGAGAATCATTATAAGTTAATTTATCCAATTGAACTCGAATAACTCTCTTTTTGTAATTAACGTCATTTACTTGTTCAGTGATTGTATCATCCGTAACTTTAGTTACTGCGAATTTACCATAAAATCTTAGAGTTCTTGGAGGAACTGAAATAGTATCTTGATCTAAAAAGTAAGTGATATTATTTTGTACTAGAACTTTTGCAAAGTTTTCGTAATTGATATCTGATCGACCTCCAAAGTATTGATTAAAAATTCTCTTTTTAGCTTCGCTATCGATATTAAGAATGTATCTAGCAACTTCTACATTTTCTGTGTTGTATTTAACTTGCGTTCCTAGATTAAAAGTGACATAAAGAAGAGGATTCAAAAAAGATTCGAAGAACCAATTTTCTCTAGTTTGAAAGCTAGTGGGTGTAGGAAGAGATTGTATATCTTCTGCTTCTTTTTGAAAAGAACTTAAAAGAATTTTTCTAAAAGATCCATCTGAAAGTCTAACTGAAGATTCTGTTTCTCCGATCCCTCCCAAATTTTTAACGTCATTTTCTAATCTTACTAATTGATCTTTTATAGCTCCAAACGAAGGAACTTGCACAGTTTGAATTACTCCGTTTCCGTCAAGAACAGGAATAGAAACAGTATCAGATTTAGAACTAACTAATTCAGAGACTTTAGTAATTATTTCGTAAGAGTTATTCTGTAACTTTAATAAGTCATTGAGAAGAGTAGTTAATGAGTATTTTGTGTCCATCTTATCTTATTATGTCTATGTTAAATAGATATTGATTTTCGTCAGTGCAATAAATTTCAAATATAGGTCTATTTGAAAGTAACATTGATTGTGATATAATCACCATGGTTTTACCATAAGATCCGTTACCGAAAACATTTTGTTTGTCGGTTCTAAATATGATATTGTATCCGCTAGTGTTGATTTTATCATCAAAAACAAATTTAAGCATTTGACCGTTTTTCCATCTTTGGTTCGAATCGTCTATGTTTATAGACAGAGTGTCTCCGAAAGTTTCAATTCCTGTGATAGGATCTGAATTTTGATTTTTCTGTCTAAAGTAATTAGTGAATTTATCAAGAACTAAAATGTTATTATCGACCAAATTCGAGGATGTAGTGTCTTGACCGTTGGAAATTCCAGTTTCTAAAAAATTAGAAGCGTTACCACATAACATAAATGTGCTGTAACTTTGATTTCTATTTAAGACCTTTACTTGGTTTGGTATCGATCTATCTAAAATAATGCCGTCTCCTTGCTTAAGTATGTCTGTGTTGTAAGTTAAGCTCAGAGGAAGATTTCCTGAAAGTATCGAATTTATATTATTAGCATTTTGATTAATCAAATCTAACAAAGTGGTACTGGATTGAAAAGCTAATTGAGAATTATTTAATGATTTTTCTAAATCTGAGATTCTTTGAATAAGATCATCGATAGTCCCTTGAGTAAAGTAGTATTGTTGTAGTTCAGCAATTTCTTGCTTAATTTGTATGATTTGTTGATTTTGATTAAGGAATTGTTCAGCGGCTTCCTGCATTCTTGTTGAAGCGTCTATGAATAAATCCATAGAAAATGTATTGTAATCGTTAATGATGGTCTCAACTCCAACATTGTCTGCAGAAGTGTCAAATTTAACGTTTAATTTAAGTCCGTATCCATTACCATTTAGCTTAGTAACTTTATTTGGTTTAAATTTATCAAATCTCTTCAAATATGAAGGAGCAGCAACTTGATTTACATAATCATCTAAAACAAGAATTCCATAAAGATTTCTTGCTCTGTCTTGAGGATTTGAAGCGCTGTATGTATCATAATAAACAAGGGCAGCATTAAAGGAAAAATCAGTCGATGCATCCGATGCATTAAATTCAGAGATTAAAGAGATATTGGGATCTTCGACGATCGGTTGATATGAATCTGCATCCGTGTCGAGAATAATACCGTCCATTTTAGATAAAAGAACAGGTTTTCCTGAAAGAGGAACTGTAGAAGCAGTTCCAGGAACGTTTATTATATTACCGAATGTAGTTTCAGAAAGATATGCATCGATTATATCGTTATCATAGTATGCTATCATTGAAAGTCCTGTAGGATGTATTGATCCTGCATCTCTTCCGTCTATGTAATTTCCTCCGGTCCATTGTCTTCCTGGAGCATAATTAGAATCTTGATATGTTTTGAATAGGACTACTGGAGTATTACCGTGAGTAACCGGAACATTCAAATAAACTTCACTGTAAGAATGTCCGTCTCTAGAAACTGAATTGACAATATCAACGTCTCCAATATACTTTACAACTCTTTTGTAGTATTGAGTAGGATCGGTTTCTGTGAATCTAGAAGAAACTGCGGATTCTGCAGCATTAGCTCCTCTAAATCGTATAGCATTGATATTTGCTAACCACTTCCAAAATAGTCTCTCGGCAACTGTGTATTTTTCTGAAGGATTATATGATTGAGCTAATGTATTACTTCCGTCTAAAACTAATTGTTCGAAATTCAAAAGGTAATTTTGAAAAGCCTGAGCAAAATTGATATTTTGATTCGTACTTAAATCAGAATTAGGAATTGATGAATTGGGTAATCCCGCAGTTGCACCACTTAAAGTACCTAAAGCTTCCCAAACGATATAATTTTCATAATTAGATGAACTTGGAGTAGCTACATCCGGTAGGTCTAGTAGAGCAAATTTAGAAAATACGAATCTAGCATCGTCATCAGTGAATGTTTTTGATATGTCATTTGATGCCGAGGTAAACGTATAAAAAGTTCCTCCTTGTACTCTTAACGCATTTATTAGCGGAGTTGCCATTCAATTAAATTTTTTATTTTATAGAGTAACCCATGTACTTCCACCAGCTACTGAGCTAGATCCCGTACATCCTTTGAAAACATTAAGAGAAAGGTCATAAACTAAAGCTCCTTCTTGAGGATTCTCTATAGCATCGATATCTGCAGTGGTTAAACGTGGAATTGTAACATATGCAACTGGGTCTGATGCAGTAGGTCCAGTAGTACCAACTCCAGTAAAATTAACCGTAGGAATAGTTCCTAAACCTAAAGTTTTGTCAATTTTTCTGAAGTAAACTGAACTTCCAACACCGGCACCAACCTGAACATAATTAGATGCTCCTAGGACAGCATTTCCGACCTGTATTGTAACATTACCGGTAATTACGTTAATTCCACCACCAAGAGAACCTCTTACAATAAGGTCCTCAGTTTCCATGTCGTTATTGCTTCCATATCCATAGTTATTGATTTTTCCTGTAGCTATATCAATAATAGATAGAACGTCATTCAAAGCATCTGCGATTGTATTAAAATTGTCGTTGATGGTTATCCTGGACGATGATACGGAATCAGTACCATTTAGAGTTGTTGTTGAGATTGCCATTTTTATTTTATTTTTATTATTTCGTTTTTAGTTACTATTTGTTTATTTCCGTTGGTGTCCTCTAATTCTAAAGTAAGTGTATAACTTCCTTTTTTATTGAACATGTACGAAAAATACTTATTATTGTAGTATATATCCGTAAAGTTAGGATCACCATCTTTGGTTAAAGTCCATTTAGGATTTTTCTTTCCTTTCATTTTAGAGTTATCGTAAGTAAAATTAACTACTGTACAAAGTGGAAGTTCTTCTGAATACTTTAGAACTCTAATTTCATCCCATGTAGGATTTTTAATAAGAGACCTTCCATAAGAAGTTCCAACTATTCCGTCCATTTCTATTTTAATCTCTTCAGGCGAAGAAAATTTCTTTGAAACTGCTATAATCTTGGTTTCTGTAGAAGAGACTACCGAACTAGGTCCTGTTGCTCCCGAATAACCAAAAACTATATTGTATTCGAAGTTATTTATCCCATCTATTCCTTGAGCGGTAGGTCCATTTAATTCATTAGCTAAATCTGTTAAATTAGTGGATCCTATCGAATAAGGAGAACTCATTCCGTATATTAATATGCTTCCAGTCGGTCCTGTAGACTCAACTTTATAAATTTCAAAGCTCGTAGGAATATCTCCTAAATATCCAAAATAAACCGTTTCGTAAGAAGAAGTGTCTCCTGCTAGATTTTCGAATTTAACTCTATGTCTTCCTCCTCTATCAAAAGATTTGGAAACCGCTCTTATGTACGGCTCAATAAAATAGTTAGAATCGTAGGTCTCATCATAATAGTAGATAAAGTCTTCTAGGAAAGGATGATCCGTTCCGTCTCCTGTCATGTCTTGATTTAATTGACGAGTAATTTCTATCATATTTTGTTTATCGGTTCCTGTCAATCCTGTGAATCTTCTAGAATCTACAATGTCTTGAATGTATAACCAATCAGAACCATCAAATTGATAGGTTCTTCTATTTGCATTAGAGACTATAATATCTCCGGTATTTGCTACTAAAGAAGTGGAACCTATAGCTCCTGTGTATCCTGTCGGTCCTGCCTCATAATAAACATCTATCGAAGAAAGATCAAGAATCGTATTTCCTTTAGTCATATAGACGTAAGCAGTAGGTCCGGTAACTCCCGTAATTTCCCATTGAGTTATCTTGGTTCCTATTCCGTCCCACCAAAGGTGATATAAATCGTCCCATTTAGGAACATTTGTAAGTAAATTAAATGTGTATGGAGACCTATCAACTAGAGGATTGTCTATAGGATTGTTCATATTTTTATAGAATTCAATAGAATCTAATGAGTTATAACTCATATCTGCCATGTCTATTTCCTCATTTGGATGTAAAGGTAAATCCCAGGTCGATGTATATTCATCCCATGTTAAAAGTGGTGGTGGTACGAGGAATCCACTAGGGTTTGGAGGAAGAACGATATCTCTTTGTACTGGATATTTTCTAGTGTCTAGAGTGTAATCTAATTCACGATATTGATACCATCCAATAAAGTCAGATTCGCTAATTTTTACTTCTATCATATTTTCGTTTATGATAAAAGACTTATTGTTATAACCGTCCCAAAGATAAAGCTCCACTTTATAATTTCCAACATAAGGTAGAATCACAGGAAAATTATCTCCTTCTAGAATAGAAATCCTTCCCGAATCGAAAGAGAATGCGGGTGTAGTGTCCTCTGATTTTGATACGATCCACTGCATTTCATAATATCCATAAAATCCAAGACTTTGCCAACTATAATTAAATTGACTTGGATATGAAGAAATGGGAAATCCTGTAACTCCTACATATATAGGATTACTCGTCGATCCGGTAGTAGAAGTCCATCCTGTAATAATTTGAGAATTGGTAAATCCTCCATATAGAGCTCCGTAAGTAGGACCAGCAAAATCTATTTGATTGAAAGTAACCTGAGCATCATCCCAAGTAATATCGAAAGTAGTATTATTTAGAGTTATTGGATATCCGATAGGAATATCTTCATCGTCATTAAGTTTTGTTATCGGAACATTTGCTTTATCAAAATAACCTAAAAAACAATCCGAGAAATATCCGACCGAAGCACCTGAAGGTCCGAATGTATATCCAGGAGAAACATTAATTTCAGTTGCTGTTCCTCCTGATGCAGAAGGAATTGAGTATTGAACGGTTGCTGCCGGAAAAGGACCTGAGGTATTACTAAACCAATTCACATAAATTGTACCAGTAGCTCCTAAAGCCTGTTTCTCAACGAGTCGTATTCTTCCAGAAGTTCCTCCTTCTTGATAAACCGTAAAGAATTCGTTAAAATCCGAAGATCTAATACTATCAATAATCTTATTTGCCACTTCGTAGTTTTTGTAGATGTATTGACCAGTATCCACGTCTCTCTTAATTACCGTATCTATTGAAGTGGGTCCTGTACCGAAAGGGATGTCGAATACGAATCGATATGTTTGAATTGTATCTAAAGGAAGAGGATATCCTCCAACATTAACATCACTTGTACTTAATCCTACTAACCACGTATTTTGATTTGTAAATCCTCCAATCGTCAGATCTGGGCCAACAGGACATCCGAAAAATTGAAGAGGTCTTAGATCCTGTACAAATCCTTCAGTTGAAGGAAGAACCTCAAATGAAGGCTTAAGACCTAAATCTATTTTGTCAATTCTATATTGATCGTTCCATATATTAGTATCGTACTTAGCAAAGTAAATTGCCTCACCTATAATATCTACAATTTTTGCATTAACTGGAAGGAAATAATTTTGTAATTTTCTTTTAAGTGCAAATATCTTAATTAGAATTTCTTGAGGGGAAAATGTAAAGACTTCTTCAACGATAGGAATTCCGTTCTCGTCAAATTCTGAAGTTGCTGCTGTTATATCATAGAATAGACCGAATTTATTTGTCTTTCTATAAATTTTAGAAGGAATCAGTCCTGAATTATTGAAATCTGCATTTTCGGTAAAGATCGACGATATGTCTATTTGTTTATATTTACCTACATAAGGAGAGTCTTGGTCGATATTTAACCAATACTCTTTCATTCTTAGATTTTGATATCCAAAGAATTTAATTACATTTATAAGAGCTTTATAAGATCCAAGATAAGGATAGATGTTAGAATACTCTAGGAGCATCTCCTTCCTTTTTTGATTCATAAGGGTCCAATTTGGCTTAATCTCATTAACATCGGAATTGTCGAATAGAGATTCATCTTGCGGAAAAAGATCCACACCCAAAGCGGTTAGCCAATCTCTTAATCTTTCGTCTTCTTCCTCACCTTCTCCGTATATTAGAATTTCAGCAAATACATGTCCGCTAGCATCTCGAATAAAAAGAATTTTTTGATATGCATCTTCCGAATCAGGAGCAAATCCTAAATTAATTTGAACCGGAATAGAATCTATCGTGGTGACTTCTTTAATGTCTTGTTTAATTCCCGAAGTTCCGGTAGAATAAGTTTGATATTCAAAGGTGTAATCGAGAGATTGATACTTTTCGAGTACATTTTCCTCCTCGGATACATCGAAAGAATAAAGAAAGAGGGATTCGTTATAAGGGATTTTGAAATAGGCTTCGAAATCCAAGTTAGAAGCAGAAGATCCTGTAGGTCCAACATAAATAGAGGAATCTACAATGGGATATGTGAGTTCGTATTGTTGAGTAGAAGTGTTATAAACCTCTTCCATTATGTAAATTTGATAGTCGTCAATTAGGCCGGTAGATACTGTATTGAAATCAACTCGACCTATCCAACGATCACTTGCCTCTAAATACTCAAAATTAAAGTATTCTCCTTTCTTATTGAAAAAATTGAGATATTTATACATCTTATAGGTTTAGTGTTCCGTCGTTTTTATCTATCGTGTAGTTATTGTAGACCTGTATTTTCTTAACACTGTCTGTAATTTCTACGAACCAAGGTTCCATTCTTTCGAGAAATCCATCCATCACGGGATTACCGAACATACGATTTGAAAGGAATTTGTCTATCATTCCTTCCTTTCTATAATCATATCCAACGGATTTTAGCTTATCGTTAGAAGAATACATTTTTGTGTATATTGAGTCTTTGTACATTATAATTGACTTTTCTTTTGTTGCATTTTCTTAATCGATATAGTTTCTTTTATGACTTCTTTTACGATTATATTCAGAGAAGAGTAGGTTTTATCACTCAATCCGTCTTCGAAATAATTTCCGAATCTATCATACCATCCTCCTCGGAAGACAGGCATTTCATTTTTACCAATAACGATATCTCCGAAATCATCCAATCCAACATTAGGATCTGTGTTTGCAGGAACCATAACCTTAATATCTTGAACGGTTTTAATTCCTCGAATCGCATCGAAGGTTTCTAATTGTTTGTAGTAAAATCCATCGATTATTGCCTTTTCGTTAGTTTCTGAAATGAAAGAAATGTTAACTGAATCTACTCCAGGAATAGCTTCTATCAAAGCTATTAAATCCGATTTAGGAATTTTATCTCTTCTTTTTACTTGTAGCAAATAATCTGTAATTTTTGCGTTTATGTCATTCGAAAGAGTAGAGGCATTTGCAGAATCGTAAATTCTAAGAAAGATGTTCATTACATATTTGGTTAGAATAGGATCGATTATTTGTAATTCTGAAGAAATCATTTGTTGACCTGACTGATTAACGTATCTATAAAGTGCGTTCTTTTCTGCCTCGTCTAAATAGAAATTCTCTAGATTTGTCGTAAAATAATCAGCATTTTTTTGAAGTCTTCTTGCAATATCTGGAATAAGAAACAAATAAATTACGTTATCATCGTCTATGTATTGATCGTCATAGGTAGTATATGCATCGACATATGAGTAATTAAATCGAGAAAAGAAATTAACGTAATTGTCTGTATTAGCTAAAACGAACGATCTACTTGCCTTCGGAGCAATCAACTTTGTAACGTTAGGATCTTCTGCATCCGCACCCAAAACTATAGGTTTCGCTATAGTAGTTTCGATGTATTCGTTAGGATCTATTTCTTCTCCTGTATTTGTGACTATAGGATCAACCCATTTCCACTTAACTTTGTTTGTCTTTCCGTAGATATTTCCAGCAAATCCTTCGGTTAGAATGTATTCAACTCGAATGTTTGCTCCTCTCGGAGGAATCGTACCAAAATCTTGATTTCCGAAATAGATGTCAATTCCTTCGGTTAATCCTGTTTTTACCAAGCATTGTTTACCTCCTTTAATCATATCGTATAGAGAATCTACTATCTCATAAGGTTCTCCGTTGACATAAACTTTTACATTTTCGTTATCTATAGGTTTAGTATCTACGATCGTAAAAGATTGCATTTCTAATCCCGTTCCGGTTTTAGCCTGTTCGTTTAGAGTTCCTTGAATAATTTTTAGAGGAATGATTGATCTGTCTGATTTCTTAAGTTTAAGACTTTCCGTATCATTAGAGATTCGGATAATATAATTCAGTCCGTTTTCTTCACATTGAATCTGAGTTTTGTCGTTAATTATGGCATATGTAAAATTAACTTCTGAAATACTCGGTTTCCATTTAATTTGAAGAGTTCCTTCAGCACAAATAGCTCGAGTTGGATTATGTCCGGCTAATCTAGCAAATCCGTATATCGATCTCCTTTTTGTAGCAGTTGTTATGTTCAATTCTACTAATGCATCTTCGAGATACAAGAATATCAATTGAACAAAAGTGTTCATTACCACAATTAATTGACCATAAGGAGAAGCAGCAGAGAATATGTCTCCGGATTGTGCATAAACCTCCGACAAATAATTTCTTAGTTGTAGAAATATGTCTCCTATTTTTAATTTATTCGGTCTAAGTATACTCATCTTTTATACGTTTAGATTTTTCATTGTTTTTGGATCTGGTGTAGCAGCAACTCCAAGAACCTTTGTATTGTCTATCAAAATATCTACGATAATCGAATCGGTTATATCCCCTTTGACAAAATTAACATCAACCGATAAAGGTATATTCATAGAATACATACAATATCTTCTTATTTGTGTCATTATAGCATTCTTAATCGATCCTACCGTTATGTATTGATTCCAAAGATATCCTTCTAAATTAACTCCAAGCTCGGGTTCTCCTAGAATTTCTCCAGGAATTGTTGTGAGAATCATCTCAACCATTTGAATTAAATTAGAAACAGAATCTTCAACTTCTAAGAGGTTACCGTTGTAATTTGGATCGTTAGGAAGTCGAAGATAGATATCCACTGCCATATTATATTATCTTATTATTTTATTATTTAAGTTCACTAGAGATCATCTATTGATCTTAGAAGATACTTCTAGATTCATTATTAAGAACCTCCGGTTGTGAAGAAGAAGTCCATTCCTTCATCTCCTTTGATCTCTTCTTCTATCTTTGTTAGTTCGTCTTGTCCTTCCGATCTTATCAAATCATAATTAATTTGAATGTTACCAGGAAGATTAAAGTTAAAAGTTCCGAGTATTCTAGATAGCTGCATTTTACATTTAGCTACAACGTATCGATAGAATATCTCATCTTTCATTAGGTATTCAAAAGGCAACTTAATATAACAATGAGCAACACAATCTCTATCGGGAGTTTGACCTCCAATGAAGAGTTTATGTGAAGATCGATTATAATTATAAGAAATCGTGTGATTAATGATATGACTCGATAAATCTAACCAAGATAAATTGAGAACATAATACATCATATTTTCTGTACCTTGTCCGATAGAAACCGAATCCGAAAGAAATAAACGTTCAATTCCAAAATCTCCAGTACCATCAAATGAGAAGGTTCTACCAAAGTCTTCTTTTAATTTTTTGAAACTGAATACCGAGAAAACGCAATCGGGAAGAGTGACCGTTCGACTCTTTTTGAATTCCTGACTGTCGAAATTAGTTCTAGGGACTACAACATATCTTTCTTCTACGGCATCTTCGTATTTCTTATAAAACCAATCGGCGGATAATTTGATTATCCTTTCAATCTCTTTCACAGGAACAGTAAACGGTAGAGCACAAGCCACAGAAATTTCTTGTTGCACTAATGCAATAAATTCATCTTGTGTATTGGGTTGATTTGGTTCACAATAATCCATTACGGTTTAAGGTATTTTTTAGTCGGTATAATTACCGTGTCACCTGCAACAAAATATCCAGGTTTTAATTTTTCGTATTCGATAACTATAACTTCTTTATTCAGTTCGGCATGAACTCCAAGTTTTCCTTTTCTGAAAACTCCTCCGTTCATTTGACCATTAAGAACAGAATTTACTCCATTGATTTCTGAAGTATTTATTGTTACTGTTCTATTTGCCATCGAATTAGTCAATATACATCGATTAGCAATAGAATCTAAATAAAGGTTACATTCAATCAATCTACAATCTGCTATTTCACAATCATAGAAAGTACATCCGACAAAATTACCATATTGAATTTTACAATTAACAAATTCAATATCCTTTATAGTTCCTGAGCTTTTTATTTCAGTGTCTCTTACCTGTAAAGCCGATACTGTGGTATCATAATTCAGCTCCATTGCATTATCTTTGAATTTACTATCAATTAGAAAGTCAAAAATTCTGTCTCTCAAAACCGAATAGTAATACTCTAAAGTTTTAGGATCTTCTACCAGGTCTATGCTGAATCGTATTTTATCAAATTTCTTTTTGAATATAGCATAATCTAAATAACATTCTCGAATCTTATTTTGCTTTAGAATAATCTTTTCAAACTCGGTTATATTTTCTTTTGTGTATGCAGGTCTAAAGGTAGAATTCCAAGAAACAACACAAAACTCTGCAATTAGCTCGAGAGTTTCGGAAGGTCTTAAATGATAGTCTTTACCTCCTATATATTGCATTCTTAGAAATCCTTCATTTAGACATTCGAAGTTAATTCCGCACTCTACAGTATTAGGTACCGAATAGAATTTAGGATCTACGACTGATTCTTCTTTAGGTATAAATTTTTGATTGATATCAAATTTCTTAATGGACTTTGTATTGAATCCATATCTTCTAGAAGGGAAAATTTTATAGGCAAAATCTTCATTAAATTCTAGAATGAATTTAAGTTTATCTATTTTTTCTACCGTAATTCCTCTAAAGAATAGAGTTCCTTTGAATGGTCCTGCTTCCGAATCCATAAATTTGATATCAACGAACATATTATGTTCTTTTTCGGTAGATCCGTTCTTTTCGATCCAACCGAAAAGATTAAGACAAATAAGACGTGAGTCTCGATAAGTCATAAAGGCGGTTTCTACTCTCCAAACTCCATCATCACCTCTAGTGATATTGATATTATAGGATCCTGCAGCTTCTTTAGAAACTTTTCTCTTTAGAGCTTTACTCAAACCACTTAATACAGAAGAAGGAGTCATATCCGAATTAAATTCAGATATGACCCTTACTAAAGTTTTTTCAAATAGTGGAGAATATGATAGGCTATCGTACTTCAATTGTAAGCTTCTTTTTTCTATATATTCACCTACATAGTAAAGTCTACCTTCTTGGATTCTTTGTCTATTTTTACTATTTTTACTTCGATTTCCTGACCTACTTCGAATTCAGTATTTTCTTCTAGATAAGATTTGTGTAATAGACCTACCACTTTAGGCTCAATTTCAACAAATACTCCGTATCGAACAACTCGTTTTACTCGACCAGTAACTACTGAAGGAATCTTGAATCGATTTTCAATATCATCCCATGCATCGATTTTAGGTTCTGGAAGAAATTGACTTAAAACGATTTTATCATTGTCTATGATTTCGGAAACAAAGAATTTGATAGATTCCCCGGCCTTAATTCGACCATCTTCAAATTTCTCTAGAAGTTCTTTTGAAATATCTTTCTTGGCAATTAAACCAGTAAGACACTCATTAAATTCAACGAAGATTCCATGACGAGAACACCCTGTAACGAATCCTTCATACTCATTACCAAATTGTAATTGCTTAATAGCCGTAGGAATAAGATTTTTTAAGTAATCTCTATGAGAAACAACGATATAATCTTTTTCTTTAGAGTAATTAATCGGAACTACATAGATATTTTTAGCGATCAAAGAGTCAAAGTTAACTAATTTATTCATTCCTCCGAGAGATCCTGGCATAAAGCATTGAACTCCATCGATATCAACAAAATATCCGCCATGAATAAGTTCTTTAACTTGTGCTGCATAAGCAATAGGTTCTCCGATAGAAGATCTAATTTCTTCTTTCTTCTTAGAGAGAATGTTTTTAGAATAAGATACGATGATATTGGAAGAACTACTTCCAAAAGATTTTCCAATTTTTTCAACTAAGACCTCGATAGGAAAGTCTTTTTGAATGTATTTTAGATATGAAGTTTCTTCTTTGGATAGATCCAACATGGCGTCTTCTCGCCAATTAATATCGACCATTGCGTATTTATTATTGATCGAAACAACTTTACCACTTCTAACTTCACCATTAACAGGTTCTACGAAATTTAGACTCTTTCCTGAATAGAGTTCATAAAGTTCTTGTGCATAAGGAGCATTACTAAAGACTTTTGTGTCGTCTCCTGGATGCTTCTTAATTTTTTTGTTTTCTCTAAGTCTTCCTGGACAATCCGAATTATATTCATCCCAGTCAAATCCTGGAATAGCTTCGAAAACGACGTTAGAATTTAGATGTTTTTTTTGCATTTGTTTTTATTTTAGAGGGTTATTAAATTACTAGGTGAGTCCTCCTTGCAGAAGAGGATTATTAGGCATCCCTGTAATAGGAAGAGGAGCAGCATTAGGAATTGCAGCAGGACCAGCTCCTTGAGAAACTAAACCAGGAGGAATAGTTACTTTTACGTCTGCAGTTTTTAGATATTTGTCCACTTCATCCGAAATAACTTGTGCTAATATAGGAGCTATATCCGATGACATCCATTCTGAAACTGAATCGGAAATAGCGTTTGCCCATTCATTAGCGGTTACTCTTTTTATTAGGTCTCCTGCAACTACCTGTGAAGCTAGATTATCCGCTGTTCCGAATTTAACTACCATTGAGGCTTTTGATATATTTCCTAGGGCAGTGGATATACTCTTTGAATTAGTTTTTGCTCCTACTGAAGCACCTCCGTCGAGATATTTTCTTAAAGATTTTTTTACAGCATCCTTCTTAAATTCATTTTTAAGAGCGTTTTCTATTCCAGTCTTTAGAGTACTTTTAATTAGTGGCATATCTTAATTATTTAACTGTGGTTTTAGGTGTTCCTCCCTTCCCCGATAAATGAGTTGCTTCTATCATCGGTTGCATTGGAGGAGAAGTGGGTGCACCGAGGTTTCCGACATGAGTGTGTTGATTAAATAGAGTTAAAAAAGAATTTCCTAAAATTACTTTTTCGGAAGCCCCTTTGCCTAATTCTATAGTATTCGAATGATCGATACTAACATTTACAGCTTTAATTTTAACGTCTGTGTCGGTTGTAACTTCTATATCACTGGCTTGAGTAATTTTTAATTTTCCGTCGTCGAAAATTTCAGCCTTACTGCTTCCTGAAGCAGTCTGTATCAATATAGATTTGTCGTTTTTAATGTTAATTTGTGTTTGCTGATAATCCAACATAAGTCCTTTTTCTTCGGTAAAGAAAATCTTCAGAGATCCTGCAGTTACCGTATCATAGACTATTATATGCGAGTTTTCGTAAGAGTTTTCAATTTCTGCCTTAGCTTCATCGGAAATTTTTTGATTAAAGTAATACTCGGGATGATAAATGTTTCCGGCATCAAATCGAACAGAAACAATAGATCCTAGCTTAGGTACCGAAAACATTCCTCCTCCCGTAGAAGATCCTGCCGTAAAGTTATTTGCCGGATATGCCCAAGGGATATCCGCTGTAGGAATTTGATCGAATTTCCCATAAACCTTAATTTTTACTCTACCATTTTTAAGAGGATCTGCTATATCCACAACCTCTCCTAACCATGCAGTAGAATCCAGATCATCTTTTTGAAATCGGTTTAGTGTATCGAAAGGCATACTTTTTATATGTGAAAATTAGAATCGTTATTCAGAAAGAGGTTTAGAATCATTATTTAGAGAAGGATTTTCCGGTGAAGATCCTTGAGATGTAGAATCTGGGCCGTTATCATTACTTAGAGAAGGTAAAAAATCATCGAAGAATTTACCTCCTCCAAATATCTTCGTTTTATTCTGTAAAGATGATGATCCTTGTCCGAATGAATCTATTTTTGTATTTGAATCGGTTGTAGGATTTTTTCTTGAAGCATTTTTTCCTACTTCTTGAAGAGCAAATTGAGCCGCTGCTCCAACGTTTCCGGTTTGTGCTATTGTAGAAGCTTGAGCAGCAGAGAATCCCCAAACATTCCCTAAAAATAATTGTCTTATCGGTGCAGCAGCTCTAAGAACCTCTGCAACAGCTCTTCTCGCTGCGTCTTTTGCTGCTTGAGGAAGTCTTTCTATAGAAGATTCTAAAAGGCTTAATCCGTATATATTACCGTCTTCGCTACCTAATGCATCTTTTATTTTCTTTATGTTTGGTAGCTTAAAAGGCGCAAGGACTCTTTCAATTTCCGAGTTTAATCTGGCTAAGAATCTATCTCTTAGGTCACCGGGACCTTGAACTGACAATTCAGAAGAATTTGAAGGTAGGGTACTAGGTGCATCGAGTGCTAGAGAATCAAGAGCCCCATTCGTAAAGTCCGAAACTGCTTTATTATGATGGAATCTAAAGATATTTGCCTCTTTAACGTTTCCAAATTTGAAAACTATTTTTTGTGCTTTTAGAGCTAACTCTTTATTAGAAAGAGAGGCTAATATAGTATTTGATTCATCTGGCAAAAATTCACAATACTCGAAATTAAGCATAATTCTCGATATATTAGGATTAACATAATCAAGATTTGCTGTATTTGAGTATCCGTTAGGATCCTCTCCTAAGAATTTATCAACTTCCTGTTTATCCTTTTCTTTTATAGATTTAAGAGGTTTTTTGTTCAATCCGGTTCCTACCGTAGAATCCGAAGGAATGTCTTGCCATCTTTGAGGAGTTCCTCCTCGATTTATAGATCTTGCTTCGTAACAATAAATAGCTACTTTAAACCTTCTTAGATTTAGAGGAACGATTTCTCGTCTATATTCCCAATCAAAACAGGCCTTTCGATAAAGATCCATTAAAGCTGTTATTCTCAAATCTATAGATTCGTCCAAGCAATTTATCGTTATCTTTTTATCTTTTATGAGAGGAGAGTATGTCGATTCTTGAAATGCATGTTTCCAGGCTTCATCTAAACCTTCAATTGATTGAAAGAACCAAGGAGTTTCAGAATTAATTCTCTTCATAAGTTTAATAAAAGAAATTAGATACTCCTTTCTTACCGTATCTCCTATTCGATCTAAATATCCGCAAGCAGTATTCAAAAGAGGTTTTTCGGAAAGTAAACCTGATTCAGGTTGATCGAATAGAAAAAATAGCTTAAATCCTAAATACGTTGGATCTTGATATTTAATCAAAGGATTCGTCGTATAATTAAGATTAGATTTTTTGAATCCTTCTATCGATGGATCTGTATAAAAAGTTGTAGATGCCATAATTTAAGTTTACTTCGGTGGTGTATTTTTAGCAGGTATAGGCCATTCTCTTCGAATTAGAGTTAATCGTTGATTTATTCCTTCTCCCTCTCTATATTTATACTTTATGTCGGAGATTACGTAATAACCGCTTAAAAATTCATTTTTTACCTGAGCTTGAGTGTCTCCAGTTCCTTGAGATCGACTATCGTTAGGTTCATCCTTAGAGGCTGCACCAGAAAACATCCCAGTTCCTTCTCCGGGTTTTTGAGGTGGTTTATTTTCGCCTAAAGCCTCGTCTCTGGATTGTAAAGCCGAGGTATTAGTGTTTATGGAAGTTTCATATATCAGAATAGGAATTCTCTGATATTTGTAGAGATAGTGATTCATGCCGTCTAAATCCACAATCAGTCTGGTCTTTTTAAGTTCTTCCAGGTTTTGGTAATTTAGAATTTGTGCATAACAAAAGTTATCATGAACATTTCCACCGAAAGCTAATCCGGCCTGTTTACCCATCCATTTATATTTCGATTCTTCTTTGTAAAGAGGAACCGGAAATGTAGGTGGGCCGTCTGATCTTCTTCCTTTAAGAAGAATGTAATTGTCTTCTGCTCCGGGTGTAGTAAAAGGATCGACAAAAGCGTCTTGATATTCAATCGCGGATTCTTCGATATTTAACCATTGTGCGTATCTTTTATACCCATTATCCATCCAAACTCTTCCTGAAGAATTTTCTAAACTATAATCCTTAATGAATACGTTTTTACCGGACATAGTATTCAAATTCGTAAGAACTAAACTTCCCTTTTGTGAGTCTGGATCGTCTAGATCTCCTTTTCCCTGCATACCTGACATTGGAATACTATCTGAAATGTTTATTTCTTCGGATTTGTCTTCTAAAGAAAATTGCTTATTTACATTAACGAAACATAAATAGTAGTAAGGATCTATATACCAATCGAAGAAAGAATCCTCATCCTTGTATGCCGAAAGGACTGTTTGTTCGATAAAAGTTTGATATGTTTCCGAAGGAATAAGTCTAGTCATTGCATCGTCTGTCGATGTTTCGTTAGAAGCATAACCTAATCCTAACTCTTCACACATATCTCCTAAATGCTCGAATGAAGTATTTGAAGGAAATGACTTGTAGGTTTCTGAGTAGAATTTGGGAATTCTCATCATTCCATTAATAAAGTATTGCTGATCCTCCGGATCGCCTATAACTCTAACTATAACAAAGTCTATACGAATAGCTTTTTGATTGTCAGGATCTGGAGGTCTAATATAAACAGAAACAACATCTCCGTCCACTGGACCACTGATATTAAATTTTCTTGATGTGTCAGAAAAAGTAAGAAGTAAACGAGGAATTCTTCCGTTAGTGTCTATTTCAAAGTCATCAATCTCGTCTTCTTCTAGCATCATTGTATTGATAGCTATCATAGGCATATATGCACCGGCCCTTGAAGATTCTTTAAAGTCTAAGGGTCTCATGTTACCAGACATGTCACCCTTAGACTCTTCCGATTCTGTATCTGTAATAAATAATTCGTCTATTAGAAGTTTACCGCTTTTATCTGTAGGTGATTTCTTAAAATTTGGCTCAATTATAGAGACGATTGATCTTTCATAATTACTCATATCACGTTATTATTAGAGGATAAATCATTTGAACTTGTAAATCTAGGACTTGATATCGAAGGTGCAAAAATAAGTCTGCTTCCATCGGTAGAGAAAGGAACTTCTCCGGGTCTAAGTAGATTTGTAGGTTTAGGATCCGAAGATCCATTTTTTCTTTTTGCAGCTAGCTTGGCTAACTGTTTCATTCTAGAAATATCTTTTTGACTTGCCCTTGTAGGATCAAGAAAAAGAGCTTTTGTATCTTTTACTAGGTTATTAGATTTTACTGATTTTATGTAAGCTCTATCAATAGATTCTTTAGAGAAGATCAAAACTACATCTAAAAGATTCATAGAAAACGGATTAGAAATTTGATTAAACTTAAGAAATCCGTCTAAATAATCTAGATTTCCGTAATTTTCCCAGACTATCAAATCCGGTCTACATAAATGTCTTTCTTCTACAAGAACAACTCGATCTACTCTTAATTCAGGAGCAAAATAATTTACTTCTAAATTCAATTCGAGAAGATCGATCATAGTTACGTCTTCTCGGATCATTTCGTCTTTTAGATCTATTAGCTTTATGTACATAATTCAAAAATTTTAGTAAACTCCTTGTGCCGCAGCTTTAAGTATTCCTGGTATACTTTTATGATTAGGGAACCTCTCAGCCAAAACGTTCACAACGTTAGAAACATCTTCCGGTGAAACTGCATGTTCTTGTTTTGCTTGTGCTGAAGATTTACTATATTTAGATTTTTTCATTTTTCCTTTCTTGGCCTTTCCTTTATTTCCATAACTTCCGTTATCTGTATCTGAAGGAGAAAGAGTAACATAAGTTCTACCTCCTCTATGAAACATTGCCATCATATCCGATCGGTCTCTCATTCTAGCAGGTTTAAGAGTACAAGTAACAGTTAATCTAGTAGGAAAATCGTCTGTACTTAAAGGACCGTGAAGATGATATTCGGATTTTTCAAGTATTAGGTTTCCTATAGACATAATAGGTCTAGCGGGATTTCCTACCATTATATGCCATTCTCCTGTGTCTTCGCCAGTAAGAAGTGAATTAACTGCTTGGGCTCCTGCTCCTCCTCCACCTCCAGGAGAATTGTCGAGTGCACCTCCAATCATATTGGAAATCATATTTCCGGCCAATCCTTTTGCAGCGTTAGCAAGTCCTTCTAGAGTAAGTCCTTGACCTCCTGTGAATTGATCAGCTCTCTTTTTAATACCGTCGGAAAGAGATTTGAAATATCCTGAGTAATCTCCGGCTAAAAGTTTCTTAGGGTCTCCTAAAGGACCTACAGTTTTAGAGGCTTGTCCTCCACCTCCTCCACCTCCAAAGAATCGAATATCTCCTCCCCAAAATTCTCCTCGGTTTGCTGTTAAAACAAATACATTTGAAAGTAAATCGATCATAGCAACTTTAGGATTTATTCCGTCGATCGATCTTAATTCATAATCAAATTTAAGAGTTATGGCCTGTTCGAATTCTAGACCTTTATCTCTCATCATCATTTTCTTGATAACGTCTAGAGGTCCGTAAACAACGTTTTTATTTTGATATGGATCGACTCCACCTCCACCTCCACCTCCTCCGGATCTATCTGTAAATGCTCCGGGAGAAGAGCCAGGAGGTTTTTGTGTAATCCAAGAAGCTGCCTTAATGATATTTCCTAAAGCTCCGCCGATAGCGGCTCCTTCGTTTCCTTGCATAGTTTTATTATGTACAAGTACTCCGTTTGCAAAGTAATTATGATTGTCTTCGACTTCAAAAGTTCTAACTGTAATTTTCTTACTAATTAGTCTTTCTATTCTTTGTATTTTAATTTCCTCTCCTCTATCTCCAATTAATATGTCTCCTTCTTCTAATTGACCGAGGGTTTCAATTCCGTATTTTTTTGCATTTTCTGGATTAAATGAACACCATCCTTTATTCAAAACAAAATAAGGGTGATCGTCAGTAGATAGAATCTCTTCGTTATTATCGAATTGTATATGAATAATTTCTTGTCTTTTATAGATCATTAAAGCAGTAACAGCTTTAATTTCCATCTCTTCGTTATTTAGATTGTAAGATAAAATCTCGTCTCCTATTTCAATTTCTTCAATTTTCTTATATGTTCCATCGGACATCGTAATGAGAGTTCCTTCGACAAAACATCCACCACCACCACCGGAAAGGGTTTGAACCTCAGACTCAAGTTCTTTCCAATTCATTTTTGCAGAGAATTTTAGACCTACAGATTCCCATGTATTAGCTTCTCCATCAACCCAAGTAACTAGTCTTGCAATATCCGGTGTAGGAATTTTGAAAGGATCCCATAAATCATCCGGTGCAGGTTGAGAAAATCTTCTAAGAGTAACCATATAATTATTAGGCACTAGACCGTAATTTTTGCACCACATAAAGTCTTCCCATGCATATTCGACAACATTTGTTCCTACTCTAGGATTACCTACACCCTGTCCGTCACACCAATTAATGATGTTTCTAGCAGTCGGATTTTCTAAAACAGATTTAATTCCATGTCCTTGTCCAAAAGTGGTTGTTGCTGTTTCGCCAGCGGTTGCCGGAGTTGCTGATGCTCCTGTACCAGAAGCCGGTTGTCCAGGATAAAAAACTGTAGTAGGTGACCACATATCTTTTAGTCTATCTGGTTTATCCAAGTAAGGTTCAGGATCAGGACCTAAAGTAAAGTTATTAAAGTAAAAAAGAGAATAACGGTTAAAAATAGATTGGGTTGCTTTTCTAGGAGCGGCATTCTTTATTAATTCATTTCCATCTGCATCAATCCCGGTAACTCCCTTTGGAAGAGGAACATCGAACATGTCATCTGGATTTTGATTGTAATAAGATTGAAAAAGAGTTCCAGGATCAGTAGCAAAAGTAGCAGAAACCTCTGTAGGTCCTTCACCTGCAGGAATACTTCCTTCTTCGTTTCTACCTCCTGCAATCGAATAATATGAATCTTCTTTACCAAGATAAGCACCGGCTCCGGCCATAATAACTTATTATTTTTTCTATATATCAAATATATGAAAGAAACTCGTCGATGTCTCCTTCGAATTTATCTCCGTAAGCTCTTCGTAGTCTCTCGTTAAATTCTATATTCGATGATATTTTTAGATGACCTTCATATAAAGGTCTTGTTGATGTTTTTTTTATAATTCTGAGATTTTTCAAAATCAGATATTCTTGTATTTTATTGAACAGATCCGACATTTGTAATTTAGTTCTACAAACGAAATTCGATTGTATACAAAATCGATGAGAACAATCATCGATAAACCAAGTTTCCAGCTCTGCTACGGTTCTAAATTTCGGAATCTGAAATCTTTTAGGTTTTTCTCCATATTTCAAAAGAAACGTTCTATCATATAGATGTTCCTTCAAGAAATTGATATTATCGTAAAATTTGATTAGCTTTATCGAATAATAAGGAATATCTGCATTGAAATGTATATCCTCTACGATACCTTTAATTGGAATAATTATTTCAGGATCTTGTGAGGAATATATGATTGCGTGACATATCGTTTTTTTATCTAGAAGATCAGACTTTATCATATTCCATTTTTTGTACTGAATTAAATTTCTTGGAAATTCTATTACTTATGGCCTCATCGTCAGTAACGAGATGGTAATTAATTTCAAAATCGCAAGGATGAAAGAGATCTTTAATACCGTCTATAAAGTCAGTAGTGAGTTCCTCCCGATAAAGAAAGAGGAACTCACTACTTTTACATTTTGTGAATGAATTAATTCTTTTTACTATTTGAAATTGTACAATTTCCGGTGTAGGAGGTGTCCTAAAAACATCGTTATTAGTTAGTCTTTCTCTTATATCATGATGATTAATTACATCTGAATTTTTCTTTTTTGAAAAATACTTTTCGAATTTTTCTCGGTTACACTTAACTATAAAAACGTTTTTTGTCATTATTTCTCAGAGATTTCTTTTTTGTATTCGTTAAGTTCTCGAATTTCTCTTCGAAGATCCTTTATTTTTTCTTCCACTTCTTCTAGTGTAGGTGAATAGGAAATTCCCCAATCGATTTGAAAATTTAATTGTTCTCTATTATAATTTCCACCCAATTCTAATCCAAGATCTCTTGAAATGTCCATTAGAATTCCGGCAACTTTGTCGAAATAATCTTCTGATTCTTCGTCTAATTCATAGACTCTAGTTATTTCGATAGATCTATCAGCACCGTTATATTGATTATCCGAAACGGTTTTGATTATTCCATTTTCAGCATTAGACAATTGAATTTTAATCATGAGTTAGACAATTTGTTCTTCTTTCTCAGATTCCCATTCTCTTACGGCATCTTTCCAAGATAAAGATTCTTCAGATCCCCAGAGTTTAACCGTCTTTACCCAAATCTCGATATGACGATTAATTTCAGAATCCGACATTCCTCTTCTTCTCATCTCGGTAATTATTTGAGCTTGTCTTTTTTCTAAACTCTCTGTTTCTTTACTCCTAACTATTTCGGCATTTTCTTCTTGAATTTTTTTCCCTCTAAGTAGATTAGAGGATTTCCATGCACGATACTCAACTGGATTATTTTTCTTTAACCAAAGTTCGTAAGATCTTCTTTGTTTTCTTGCTTGAGATTGTCTCTTCATATATTTATTTTTTAGGTTTTACTTCTGAAATTTTATAAATTAATGGGGGCAATTCCTCTCCATCGTCCTGACATATCTTAATATATTTAATCATATGAGTAAGACTGTCCCTTAATTCTTCTATATCCTTAATTGAATTAAACTCTATCTGAAAGTTCTCATCGAAATAAGGATTATCTTTTAATCGACATTTCATATCCTCAGCCGTTTCTTATATTTATTCGGCTTCTGAGTCTTTAGAATTCGATATAATGTAATTTTTAATTGTCTCCTTAATTGCTTCGTTAATAGAATCTGAAGTTATTTGTGAATAGGCAAATTCAATAATTTCCTCAATAACCTCATCTTCGTCAAACATCATCGAAAGAAATTCAAAAACTTTGGTGGAGGGTAGTCTTAGCTTAACCTCAACATTAATGGATTCTTCACTCATTTTTTTCTGTTTCTCTAGAATGATTAGAATCGGCGATTTTTCTTTTATTTCTTTAGGAGAAGGAGGAGCTATAGAATTTGGTTCTGGATTTCCCAGCATTTTTTCCCATTCATCTAAAGAGGCGGGTTCAGGCGGTGAAAGTGGAGAGTAAAATTGATTTTCTCCTCCTTTAGCCTGATAGACGGCCTCGTCTACCTGCCTCATTTGAATACCTAATTGTTCTTTTGGGATGAATCTTCCACTTTGAAAATAGACTGTAGTTTCGTCTTCAGCAATATACTCTTCGACTTTACCTAGTCTATTTGAGGATATCCATTCATAATACTTTTTAACTTCAAATACTTCCATCTTCGATTACTTTATTGGTATTTTATGTGAAAAAAATTACCAAGTTTCAATTAAAGACAATAGAATTTCCATCAACAATATGCGAAATGAGGTCTTGAGAAATCTTCATATATCATTTACCGCATTCGTCCTTTCAGTAAAACAGAAAAATCAGATGCACTCCAACCGGTTGTAGTATAGTAATATATTTCTTCCGGTAAATTACCAGATGCATTGAATGTTTTAGTGTAACTGAGTGCATTATTAGCAACCGGGAAACTACTTCCCCATAGTTCGTAATCCCATTGTTGTTCTTGTCCTTCCATTATATTAGGTCCGGATGGTCCGGAAGGACCATCCCAATAAAGGATCGTCAGAGAACCTCCGGCAGGAGCTAACCAGTTAGGAGCACCACCTGGATGTCCATAATTGAAGATGGTGTCTTGTGGAGCCCAAAATCCAATTCCTCCGGTTTCTCCAGCGGCAACTGGCCATGAGGATTTTTCGATGCTTATTAAAATTTCTTTCCCGGTAATTGACATGTTTTGATAGTTCAAATTAGAAACCGACGGAACTGTTAAATTAGCAAAATCCATATTTACCGGGGCAATTGAATATGTAGAAGATGAAGTTTCTGCGAATTCCAAGAATGAATTTTTCATAGTGGAATTAAGCAATAGATAAAAATCGGAAAATCCACTAGAATATGTAGGATTTAGAAGTATTTCGGATTTTTCATATGTACCTTGTATATTAAAATTAATATCTACAAATTCTTGATTATCCATTCGTAAAGTAGAATTACTCCATTCTCCGGATATCGCAATTTGATTCGTGGTTGCCGAAGAAGATGTAGCTCCGGCAAAAGTAATTGTGCCTTCATTTATTTCGGCGTTGAAGACATTAATCAATGTGTTATTCAACGAAGCAAAGTTGAAATTATATTCAGCTCCTTTTGATTCTCCTGATATATTTAATTGATTGGTTCCTGATATATCTACTGCGGATAAATCATAATAGATAGAATTAAAGTTGCCTCCTGAGAAATTTATAGATAATGAAGGAGTCGCTCCAGAAGATTGATTATTTTGTATATAAATTTCTGAACCTTTGAATTTAGATGGAGATGGCCATGCGGAATCTCCTACCTGATACGTTATCATAGAAAAATAAGCCCCTGATGATGTAAAGATACCGGCACCTATCCATAATCGAGTATCATCGTATTCACAATACCCTAATCTATAAAGAAATGAAGATCCTTCAAATCCGACAAATAGAAATTCAGAATTTCTAGACCTAACCGAAGGTAATTCTATCGTAAAACTTCCTCCTGAGTAAATGTATCCGGAAATTGCAATATATCCTCCTATTATATGAGTATTAACAAAATTCTCCGGATTCCCTGAATCATTAGTAATAAGAGCTCCTCGTAAATGAGTTCTAGTTACTGAACCAGAAGGATCGAATCCATAGATTCTGGATCCTTCCATAAATAATTTTTGCATAAAAAAGGAAGAAACTTCATCTAGGCTTAACCCTTCAAATTGGATTCTAGACCCTATTAAGCTAGAAGTGTCAATTGTCAAATTTGCACTTAGTAGGAAGGTTTCAGTGTCAGTGGTTGATAAAGAATAATCATAAAGTGATATGGTTGAATCTGATATGGTGCTTTTGCTTATTGTTAATGTATCATTGGTGGTTTTAGAAAAACAATTACCGGTATATAATCTAAATCCATCCGCAGTCAACCAATCAAAGCTAATAGATAATTTTGTGGCTTCGTTACCGGTAACTCCTAATAAAAATTCGCCATTAGTAATCATCGAGCTTAGAATGGTTCCATCTAAATGAAAGGTTTCTCCTAATGAATCGGTGGATAAATTATTCAATTGAGTTTCTCTTATCGTTAATTCTCCATAATTGGCATTTATCAAGTCGTTTATGCTGGAATTGTTAATTTCTAAATTTATATACATGGGAAATCCTGCGCTATCTAAAGCACGATAAGGAAATCTATGAGTTGAATCTATGTTTAATTTCTCTGCAATTATTGTTACTCGATCAATAGGATCGTATACGTGAGTAAATTCGTCTGAATATAAATCATAAGTTGCATCCAATGTTATGGGTTCTATCAAAGATCCTCCAAATGTTGTTTGATAATCAACTACGGTAATAGCTGGAGTTCCGCTGGCGGATATAGAAGATGATATACCATAACCAATGGATGATCCAGGAGATACGGTTTCCAAATGAAAACATATATAATCAAATGATTGACCAGTGTTAGTATCTGACCATCGATGTACTGTCCATCCTGCACAAGTCCAACCAGAAGTTGCGCCATAGGAAATTATGTCAGCTTCTATCGTAGCAGATAAGGCCTCTGCCGCTCCCGGTGCAGGGGTATATGTAAATGGTCCAGAGGTAATTTGAGTTGTGCTTATCGATATAGAATCTATTAAAGTTGGATCTCCGATGGTTTGAAATTCGAAAGTTATGGATCCTTTTGATTTATTAGCTGTATAAAATTGCCAGGTTCCTCCTGGTGCTATAGTATCGGTCGAAGTTGCAACAGTTACAAATCCGGAGAATCCATCATCTACACCAGATCCCCATGATCCATTGTTAACTCCAGCATCATATATTCGGTATTGTGCTCCTGCAGTAAATCCAGATCCAGATGCCAAGACTAAAGCAGTTGCTTGGTCTATCGAATAAACTTGAAAGGGTCCAGTAGGTCCTTGATCTCCAGTAGGTCCTTGTAGTCCTTGATCTCCAGTAGGTCCGGTAGGCCCTT